TGTACGTTATCTGCCATGACCCTTACGCACAAAGCAAGTCTACGAGCAACCAGTCACTTGGTGCTGCGTATGTAATCAAACGACCCAACAATCTCTCCAAGCCGGACGATATGATTGTGGCTAGTTACGTAGGTAGACCACAGACACAGGATGAATACAACAGAAACCTATTCATGCTGGCTGATTACTACAATGCGAAGATTGGGTTTGAGAACGATCGCGGTGAGTTGATAGCGTACGCTAAGCGCTACCGTAAACTCCACAAGCTCCAAGAGGAGTTTGAGATGCTAGACAAGAAAGAGCTACGTAGCAGAAATGTACGACGTCAGTACGGCATGCATATGACAGAGCAACGTAAGCGTCAAGGAGAGCTTTATATAAGAGATTGGTTAATATCCCCAAGAAGCAGTGACGAAGATGGGAATATAAGGCTTAACTTGCATGAGATTTATGACGTTGGATTATTGCAAGAATTAATTAAATTTAACCACAAGGGTAACTTCGACCGTGTCATGGCGTTTATGGTAGGCATGTATCACACCAGAGAGCTATATAATAAAGAGGTCGTAGAAACCATCAACGATATGTCCCAGAACGAATGGTTCGACAGGAACTATCGATAAATTTTATACTTTTACAAGAATGTACGGAGCAGCAAAAATACCGCAGCAAAGACTACCGTTAAGTAAGAAGACTAAGAAGTGGAGAGAGGAATGTGTGGACGCTTTCATCAATATATCTAAGTTCGGATTGAGCGAAAGACGCAGCAATCTGAAAGCACTATATGATTATTACAACGGAGAAGTCGACGAGACTGACTACAGATATGTAATCAAACCATACGGAAAGAGTCGAGAGAACTTTCCGTCCAAGCTTAGGAACTACCCCATCATCAAGCCGATCATCGATCTGTTGCTGGGAGAAAAGTCCAAGCGCCCCCTCAACTACACTGTTACCGTAAAGAATGCAGATAGCATCAGCCTGAAAGAAGAGGCTAAAACAAAACAGCTTAGAGCAGCGGTAGAAGCAATGTTCTTGAATGAGATTGCAAAGCCAAAAGACCTAGAGACTCAGCAGATACAAGAGCAACAGCCCCCACTCCCAAAGCAAGTGGCTGAGCAGTTTGAACGTACATACGTAGATGACCGCGCCATCAAAGGCCAGTCAGCGATGAACTACATCATGTACGAGCAGGAGATGTACGACAAGTTCCAGAAGCAATTCTTTCACTTCCTGGTATCTGGAGAAACGTATTCGCACAAAGGTGTTAGACGCTCTGAGCCGTTTTACGACGTAATCAATCCAATTGACATTGACTTCGACAAGGACCCAGATGTAGAGTTTGTTGAAGACGGAGACTGGGCAATAGTGAGACGCTATTCGCACGCAGCCACGGTTATCGATCACTTTGGTGACTACCTCACTGAGGAACAAGTCCTCCAACTAGAAGACCCCAAGCACCAGTCAGTAGACACATATCTGCTTTACCGCTCGGAGGCCACGGGGGCGGATGACAACATCTACAGAAACAGACTCGTAGAAGTCGTAACTGTGTACTGGAAAAGCCGCAAACGTATTGGCTTTGTGTCCTACACAGACCCACAGACCGGCGTAATCGAGGAGTTTGAGGTTGCAGAAGGTTACAGGATGCCTGCCGAAATCAAGGAGATGGGAGGCAAGATCAAGTACGAGTGGGTTAACGAAGTATGGGAAGGAACTAAGATTGACGGAAGGTTCTATGTAAAGACATCTCCAATCCCTAATCAGAGAACGTCTTTAGACAACCCGTCTAGATGCAAACTGCCCATCAACGGGTTCAAGTATTCGGATATCAACTCCAGCAACATCTCGTTGGTGAGCCTTGGTATCCCGTTCCAGATTAACTACAACATCTTCAAGTACCGCATGGAGCTTGCGATTGCACGTAGTAAAGATATCATCGCACAGTTCGACATCAATATGATTCCCAAGAAGTGGGACCTCGATAAGTTCATGTACTACGTAGAGGGCACAGGTATTGCTTGGGTTGACTACAACAAAGAAGGCATTCAGCTCTCACCGCAACACCAGTCTGTATTGGACATGTCTATCAAGACGATAGAACAATACGTCCTGCTACTTGAGACTACAATGCAAGAGTGGGAGAAGATCTCTGGAGTCAATAGACAGAGACAGGGAACTATTGGTGCATACGAAGGCAAAGGCTCTTCGCAACAAGCTATCGTACAGTCTTCCCACATCACTGAAGACCTGTTCCGCAAGTTTGCACGATTTGAGCAGAGAGAACTGCAAGGCATGTTAGACTATTCCAAAGAAGCCTGGATATCTGGGAAGAAAGGAATGTACGTGCTTCCGGACACGACCACTCAGTTCATTGATATGGACTCTCTCGCCCACATGGAAAGCGAGTACGGCATTTTCGTATCTGATGCAGGTAGAGACCAAGAGAATATTAGACAAGCTAAGGAGCTGTCTCAAGCCATGATACAGAATGGAATGCCCGCATCCGCAGTCCTGGATCTCATGGACACGGAGAACTTCAGCGGCATTAAAGAAAAGCTTAGAAAGGCAGAAGCCGCACAAGCAGAACTTGAAGCTGCACAGCAACAAGCTCAACAACAACAGGCTCAGCAGGCTATGCAGATGGAGCAGATGAAGATGCAGCAAGAGGCTCAAGAGAAAGACAGAGACCGCCGCAAAGACATAGAAGTTGCTCTCATCAATGCAGAAGCTAAAGACCAAGCTAATCGTTTAGACATCGACCTGCAGAAGATCATGATGGATCATGACATCAAAGAGAAGGAGATCGATCTTAAGCGAGAAGCTTTAGATAAAGAAGGAGACACCGAGCCTAACGGAGAATAATGGATAACGCTACGAGAAAATTTCTGCTGCAACGGCACAAGCAGTCTGGATTCCCAGGCTCTATACTAGATGTTTTCCAGGCGTACAACCAGGGCATCGATATTATTGGGCAATTCGAGCAACAAAATAATATACAGGTTGCGCAGACACCGCAGCAACAACAGCAAGGATTGAGACCTGCACATCAGGCTGGGAACATTTCTCAAAGTATGATATTCCCTAATGTTCCTCCTAATACCCCATTCAATACGGTCGGGATGAAAGCCCCGATCAACATAGAGAAGTACGACGAGCAGGGACACTTAGTCAAGTCATACGAGAATGTGCCCCCTGGTGTGCAAAACCTTCCTACTGGTCCTCAGCGGGGGACAGTCATTGAGACTCCTGCTAACATGCAAGCAGGCGGTGACTATAATATGGCCAGAGCTAAAGAGCTCGGCTACAAGCCTGATGCTGCAGGACACTATCCTTCAGTAGACCATGAAACTGGGATGCTGCTTAAGTCCAAAGTGCATCCTACAGCTAAGCTAGAGTTCATGTCTCAGATGCTTAGCCCTGAGCGCAAGATGATAGCTAATCCCACAGGATATTTTGGGGAGAATCAACTGCAGTACGTACCTAGGAAGATGCAGTCAGGGGGAGTGCAAGACAACACCCGAGTGTCTATGCCAACTCTCCCAACTACAATACCATTAGATACCTCCGCTCTTCAGCCTCCTCCTGACCAAGGAACTATAAGACAGGCTGGTCGTGCAGCACCTCCCAATGCCATGGCATTTATGCCTCCTGGATTGCAGTATAACCAGATGGCAGCAGGAAAGTATATAGAGGAGAACCCCCTCAGCAACCCAGTTAGTCTGACGGCTATGGGAGCTTTCGAAGCTCTGTCTCCCCTCGCATTTGGAGCAAGCGCTCCTACAAGATCAAGACAAGCTATAAATCTGAGTAAAGATGTAATGCCAGAAAGTATGCAGATAACAAAGCTGCAGAATCAGGCTACGCGTGCTATCAGAGGAATGCGACAAGCAGACTTGGATTTAATCGGAGATGCAAATAGAGCGCTAAGAAGAGGAGCAGCAGAGCACAATCTTTTTAATCGAAGAACAGTTGATCGTGCAAGTGACTTGTTCTACGAAGCTGCAAGAGAAAGGGCTACGTTCAATAAAAATAAAAATACTCTTCTCAGAAACATACAGAACCTTTACGGAACTCCAAGTGTAGGAGGAAGAACACTCAGACCAGGAGAAGCACCTAACAGATACACTCTAAGTGCTCTAGATGACCTAACCGATAGGTTCACAAACAACACAATGAGCGGCCTTAATCTTAATCAGGCAGGGGGAGTGTACCAAAGCGCTGGCCCTAAAGAAGAGGGCCCTAGAAAAGTATTGACTATGGGCATGCCAGGTAAGGTAGACGTCATAGGAGAAATGGCAGGAAACGAACCGGCAAAGTTCGCTGACCTTGCAGGTACAGACTTTAACTTAGAATGGAACAACTCTCCAATGGCACAGCAAATGCTCACAGAGAGCTATATGAAAAGCAACAGAGGAGAAAGGGACAAAGGAACTGTTTTATCTGCACTCGACGTAATTGGCGCTGGAGACGCCTTTAACCGATACGTTTCTCAGAAGTATGCAAAAGAAACGACTGATGAAAGAAATCAGAACCTGCTAAGTGCATCTTATCTTCCAAGTTCAGATGTAGGTGAGTTTGCAAATCAGTACGGAGATAACTACAGATCAACAATACGAGCATTCTTTAGCCCTGGGCGAAACATCACCGTATATAATCCTAACTATAGTGGCCAGCTTACTGATAAGCTTTTAGGAACGGGAGTCCACGAAAGATCTCATGCTTCGGACAGAAGTAGTTTCCCCCTAGCAGATTTTAATATGATGCAGAGTTTTAGATCTTCGGACGAAGAAGGAGAAGTCGTACAAAAAACTTCAGATAGATACAGAGAATACGTGCAAGAACCTACGGAAACTAGAGCGCGTATAATGGACATGCGGCGGGGTTTGTACAACCAGGGAGTAGATGTATTTAATTCCCCAGTAACAAGAGAACAGTTTGATGACTACCTCAAAGGCAACTCGGAGTATAATTCTCCCTTTGGGGAACTTAATACAGGCTACAGTAAAGATGACATCTTTAAGATGCTGAACGCAATAGCTTACGAAGGAGACAACAACTTACCACAAAACGTGGCTAAAAGGGGCGGAAAACGACCCATGCGAAAGTACTTTAAACTACGTAAGTGATATATTATAAGGGCTTTTGTAAAAAATAATTTTACAAGAAACAAGCTAATTAACTAATTAAATTTGTAGACATGCAACCAGACGACAAGTTAAATATTGACTCTCTCACACTCGACAATGTGATCGGTGATGGAGTCGAAACAGTAGAGGACGTCCAAGACGTCGTCGAAGAAGTTCCTCAAGAAGTTGAGGAGGAAGTGCAAGACGAAAACGTAGACCCAGAAGTGGGGGACGAAGATGCTGATGATGATTATTATGAGCAGCCTGAGGAAGAAGAAACCTACGTAGAAGACGAGCACGAAGAAGATGGAGAACCTGCTAGTGTAGCTGCCGAGGTAGCTCGCACATTGGGATTCGAATTAGAAGGTGACTATGATGACTCACTTGAAGGCATTACGAACTTCGTAAGAGATATCAGTCAAAACGCAGCAGAAGATCAGCTGCAGTCACTGTTCGAGCAGTTCCCTGAGGTTCAACAACATCTTGACTATGTGCTGGCGGGAGGCGATTCCCGTGAGTTCTTTCAAAAGCAAGGACAACAAATTGACTTCAACGCCCTCGAAGTAAGAGACGATGATGTCAATATGCAACGTGCAGTGCTCGCACAGTTTTTACAGACTAAGGGGCACGATACAGAGTTCATACAAGACACAATAGATACGTATGAAGATTCTGGGAGATTGCTTGCAAACGCTAAGCGTGCAAAAGATCATCTTGCCAAGTTCCAACAACAGGAACAAGAGCAGCTGATGGCTCAACAGCGAGAGCAGTATGAACAGCAACAAGAACAACAGCAGCAGTTCTGGGGTGAGGTCGCAGACCACATCGAAGGAGGGAACGAGTTTGCTGGTGTTAAGATCCCAGATAGAGAGAAATCAAACTTCTTCGATTATATATCCCAACCCATCGGCGATAATGGAGAAACTCAACGTGACCTGGATTATCAGGAAGCGGGAACGGATGTCAAACTAGCTATAGATTATATGCTGTATAGTGGGTTTGACCTTAACGGAATAATCGAAAAAAAGGCGAAGACTCAAGCCGCTCGTAATCTGAGAGACAGAATTGTTTCGAACGAGGAGAGAGTCAAGAGTGCTCGCAAACAACAACGTAGTTCCAGGAACGTCGACTTCGATCAACTGGATCTCGGCAGCATATTACAATAAACAACTAAAATTCGAAAACTATGGCTTTAACGCAAGTACTGAAAACGTACTACAACGACCAGCAGATGACCGACACCAACTCGTTGGTCAATGCTCTTATGGAGAAGCCCGAAGAGCTCTCTCCTATTATTACTCACCTCGCAGGCCGCGAGGAGAAGAAGTTCCCCCTGTCTTTCATGACGGAAGGTGTGGGTAACACTCGCTCCATCGACCGCTTCGAGTATGAGTACCGTGTGAAAACTCACGAAGTGAATGTCCGTCCCGTGTCTAACGCAACCAACTTGACGGCTGCACAAGGCGTTAACGGACAGCTCTTCAAGCTGACCTTCCCGGACAAGTTCTTCATTTTCCCCTACACTCTCGTGTCTCAGTCTGGTGTGCTCGCTCGCATCATGGAGGAGCCCCGTCCTGTGGCTAGTGGTTATGAGTACACTCTGAAGCTCGTTTCTCCTGACCAAGCTAGCATGCCTGCTGCTGACGTCGGTAACGGTGCTTTGTTCGGAATGCTGTTTGCTTCTGTGGGAATTGACTTCTCGAGAGGTAACGCCTCCAACTGGACGGCACCTGGCCTCGTTCGTTCTAAGATCGGTACGGTCCGTAAGTCTTACCACATGTCTGGTAACGCTAAGGACTATGTCGCTCAGTTCGAGCTCCCGTTGAGAGAAGGTTCTACCACCAAGTTGTGGATGGACTACGAAGAGTACCGTCACATGCTCAAGTTTAAGGAAGAGTGTGAGATGTACTACTGGTACGGTCAAAAGACCTACGGTAGCAATGGTGTTAATGAGATGCTCGACGAAAACGGTCAGCCGGTTCTTGCTGGTCCTGGTCTGTTTGAGCAGATCATCAACAAGGACACCTACTCTACGTTGACCCAGAAGAAGATTGAGAACGTGATTGGTGACTTGTTCTACGGCATGACTGATGCTACGGACAAGCAGGTCACTCTCTTCACCGGTGTTGGTGGCGCACGTGAGTTCGATAAGGCTCTGCGTAACTACTACAGCGGTAACAGTTACCTTCAGACTACTGAGTCTAAGTTCATCACCGGTTCCGGTCGTAGCTTGGGTATCAGCGGTTACTTCACGTCCTACGACCACATCGATGGTCACCGCGTGAATGTGGTAAAGGTTCCGTTGTTCGACCACGGTCCTGTCGCTCAGGCTTCTAAGAAGCACCCTGAGACTGGCTTGCCGCTGGAATCCTACAGAATGACGTTTGTCGACCAGTCTTCTTACGACGGAGAAAACAATCTCCAGATGATCAATAAGAAGGGTCGTGAAATGTTGCGCTGGTGTGTTGCTGGTTCTGTTGTGCCGAAGGGCTTCGCAGAAACTGACACCCGCGCTAGTGACATAGACGGTGCATCTGTACACATGTTGAAGACGGCTGGTATCCTGCTCCGCAGATTCGATACTTCGCTCGACCTCCAGTGTGTGGCATCGTAATTTGTGTTTGGTTTGCATAGGAGGGGGCTGCTAATGAGTGGTCCCCTCCGCTTACCAACAAAAGCTTAAGTTATTCTTCTTCATAAAAGAACAACTTAGTTATTCTTTCTAAACTCCAAAAGAACAATTAATCATGCGCAAAATATTTATCCGCAGAAAAGAAGTCCTGAATCACTTACCTAAAGAGATAAGAGCAGGCGCCAAAGTTGCAATCGGTAGTATCTATATCGGTAGACAACCATTACGAGGTGTAGAAGGGGAAGAGTCTCACAAACTCTTGTCCCGCATCTTAGATGTACCACCCGGACACGAAGCATGGCCCAAACAAGAAAAAGAGTTTTGGGCTAGTATGTCACTGAAAGTTCCGTTCGAAGGAGCAGAGCTGGACATTACTACAGATGAGGAAGGTAATCCTGAGAACGTCATGGATTACATCACCTACAAGTGGTGCCTCAAGCATAGACAAGTTGCAGAGTCTGAAGCTCAGATGAAGGCTGATGGCCAGAAGCGTTTCTACATCTACGATCCGCAACGCGACTTGCTTAAGAAGAATGCTGAGGTAAAGATTAAAAAAGAAGCAGACAAAGAGTTCATCAAGATCTCGTCTGACTTTGATAAGATGCGCAGACTTATGCGTGTCCTTGTCAAGGGTGCTACCCCTGATAAGATGACCGACATGGAAGTTGAGAACCAGATGTACAACATCAAGAACGACAAGCCTGCTGCTTTCGTTAAGCATAGTACTGACAAAAACCTCGACGTCCGTGCAGAATTAGAAGAGATGGTAGAGAAGGAAGTTCTCCGCACAATCGGTAACCAGATAATCTACGGTGACGAAACCATCGGAGAGAACATGACAGATGCCATCATTTATTTTAACAACAAAAAGAACTCTGGCGCAGTAAACGCCATGAGAGCTCAACTCAAAGAGGTTAAATGACCATAGAAGAGATGCACATAGCAGTTAACCTTGGGGTGCAAAAGATTGCATCCTTCCAGGTTGACAACCTCCTTCCGCAGGAGATAGATCACGAGTTGAACAATGCAATGCATCGGTTCATCAAGCAACGCTATTCCCCAACGGGTAATAAGTACCGTGATGGCTTTGAGCAATCTCAGAAAAGGATAGACGATTTACGAGCCCTAGTAGTGGAGGCACGACTCAAGTGCTTCTACTACGGGGCGTCTATCACTGGGTTCGAAGTAGATAGGGCACCTCTCCCTAACGACTACATGTTCCTAGTTAATGCGTATCATGACGGGTTCTACGACTGCACGCAGGCCGTAACCCCAGGTACTGGTGTATATAACTACAGCGTAGGAAAGTTGTCCCTTACTCCTCCAATAGAAGGACACATCTTAGCATCAGTTCGCGTAAATGGTACACCTATTATACAAAGTAGTCTCGACGGACTTACAGAAGGCATTGGGCTAGAGTACCAAGATTTGATGGATGAGAACAACTATGCCGCTGACCTAGTCGGAGATATAGCTATTGCTGGATCTGACCCTGACTTCCCAACGGACAACGCTCCTTCATTTCCCGCATACAACATCAACGCACTAACGACACATGAGGTAACCCCAACGGCAAACTCAAACGAGATTATCTACTTGTTTACGGGCCCTTTGTCTACAGGCACTTTGACAGCAGTGTGGTACAACAATATAGGCGGAGAAATCACCTACACAGAAGTAATCGTTACACTTCCTGCGGTAAGCGAAATTGTTTACAGAACATACGATGGAACTAGTGCAGTTCCTGGAACGGGTCAGAGAGCAAAGATGTCGTACGCACAACACGACGACATACTTTCACTGTTAGGTGACCCATTTAACACGAGTACTTATGATAGCATTAAGTACACGATGGAGGAAAACTTTATTGACGTATATAGTGACAACAGTTTTTTCACTACATTTGTCAATATTAAGTACATTAGACAACCTAAGCTTATGAGCAATGCTTTAGGCGTAGGTTGTGAGCTGGCTCCCCACACTCATCAAGAGATCGTGGAGATGGCAGTGCAAAGCATACTGGAGGCCATATCGGACCCGAGGTATAACTCACAATCTAGGGAAGTCCTAGAGAGTGAATAAATTTGACGTTTAATCCCAAAAAATATAGAAATAATGGGAACCAATTTAAATCAGGTGTTTATCCTGAACAATGCCAACCTTGAAACCGGCACGGACTACGATAGCGTAACTGCTGGAGATGCTGGTATCTGGACGCTTGGCGCTACTGATACGTACGTTGCTACCGCTCTTTACGACGCTTCTATTGAATCTGGGGGTGCTGCTGACGCTAGTGATACTCTTGCTTTGGCAAACCCTCTCTGGTTGTACAACGATTTCCAAATTGTTCAAGGTGTTTCCGGCAACCCGATTGCTAGCCCGATCATTAGCTCACGCAACGTCAGACGTATTACGTTTGAACCGTTTGTTGCTTCTGTTCGCCATGCAATTACTGCTGGTACGCTCGTTGCCAACAAAGAATACGATGTCAAGTTCGTTGTCCGTACGGCCCCGACTGCACAGCTGAACTTCCATGATCCGGATTCTTCTGGCTACATCGACCTCTCTGGTGGTGGTTTCGACTTCCCGCTTGGAGCATTCACGCACGGCACTCACAAGGTGTTGCACATTAGCGCTGAAGGCGCCAGTGCCACTGCTTCTGGAGACGCTCTCGTTGCTAACATCGCTGGTAGCTCTATCTTGAACGCTTTGTTTACGGCGTCTAACTCTTCTGGTGACGTTACCATCACTGCACGTCATGCAGGTGTTACGTTCGAGCTGATCGTTGAGAACCTCACGGACAGCACGTTCCTTGCTAATGCTAGCACTACTGTGTTCAAGCCCGGTGTCGGTAACGACTGGCAGGTTCTTGGTGACGAGATTCGCACTAACTACCGCGTTGGTAACTTCAACAGAATGTACCTCCCGCAGAATCCCAGCAGGTTGACCCAGACCGACTATCAGTACCACAAGATTACTCTTGAGTACGAGCACAACTGGCCGACCAGCTCAGGTATTGCTCCTGCAGGTACGTTGAACCAGGCTGTCATTTACGCTGCAGATAGCTCTACAGCAATGGCCGCAGGTGATACGAACATCGATGCAGCATTCGCTCTTGCGAACGTTACTGCAAAGCAGACCTTTATCTGGTAATCACATAATGTAAAATAGAATAGGGGCGGGTATTGCGCCTGCCCCTATTTTTTTAAATCCACCACAATGGCATCAGCAGAAGACGTAAGATTTTTAAACGTATCCACCAACTGCAAAACGGTCAGTGGGCGGATTGCAAACAACGCCCTAACAGACCAGTTTGGGGCCGCTATCGCTGACATAACTACGATCGAAAAGATCTACATTTATGATCAGAGCAAAACAGTACAAGTATTCCTGACTGCAAGTGATTGGACTGAAGCAGGGGGAGTTCTTACTTTTACCACTACATCTACCACTGCGCTCAAGGGTGTTATATCTGTCGAACTACACGACAACGTAACTATCAACACCGACGCAGACAGTGATGGAATCAGTAATGAGAACACTGGAGACAGTACTCTCATGACTACCTTATTTACAGTAGCTCCCTGCGAGATAAACTGCTGTATAGCTAAGCTTGTCGACGCGGCAATTGAATGCCACTGCAAGTGCGACAAGTGCAAAGAAGATCTGCTCAGAGCAGAAAAAGTATTTTTGATGTTGCAAGCGTCTAAGTATGCCGCCGAAGAAGAAGGTAGCTACGACAACGCAAAGCTTATGTTTGACAAAGCAAACGGCCTGTGTACAGAAGTTTGCGCATGCGGATGCTAAATGGCTCAGACAGCAACATCATACGACAATAACCAGGTCATAGTTGACAAGATCAAGGCGTTGCGTTTATGCATCAGCCGTAGAAACCTTACGCTTCAAAAGAAGATTAAGGCAGGAGTCAGGTGTGACACTATGGAAAATGTCAAGCTAACCCTCATCGGGTATCTCCTGGAGGACTATCAGAAGAATGCAGAGGACGACAAGGCTAAAGACTGCCTGCAACTCAACGCGTCTGAGAAGCCAGGGTACAAATTAATCAACTCGTTTATTGCATACGTAGAAAGAGAGTGCAGGGATTGTATAGAAACAAGAACTGCATTTACTGTAGGTAATGCTGGCGCAGCTTCATCTCCTGCAGTAGTAAACTTCTTAATCACTCAAGGCGGGGACACAATCGTAACTCAAGGGGGAGACACCCTTAAAAACTATTAAACAATGGCTAACGTAACTATCAATAGTCTTAGTGAAACAGCAAGCGGCTCGCTGACGTCTTCCCACTTTTTTGTGATAGACAATGGGTCGGGGACAACAAAACTCGCAGCATTGTCTGCCGCCATCAAAACCATTACCACACTTGGGAGTGCGGGTGCTGGCGTTGTAAAGAGCTTTGCTCTCGGGGTACTCTCGCAAAGAGATATTGTGGGAGGCACTGGTATCACTGTGGCACAGAATACTAATGACCTTACTTTGTCTGTCACACAGGGTGACATCAACATAAACAACCTCGCAGGCATTGGGAGCTTTGATCTCAGTGCAGCAAGTAACAGTAGCTCCGCATTCTTGAGCACTGTAAACCTTGCAGCCAATGTCGGCTCTACTGTACTTCCTATAGCCAACGGCGGAACTGGACTCTCTAGTCTTACAGCCAAGTCCTTGTTGGTAGGAGGAGCCTCGGTAAGCAGTGTCGTACTTGATGCAGACTTAGAGATCGCAGTAGGAACCACATCTGGTCCTACGATGAAGACCTTAGTTGGAGGATCAAACATAGCTATTACACAAAACAACTCTGCGAATACTCTTACTTTCGCATTAGTTAAGGGTAACTTTATTGAGACTGGGGACACGCCTACGTTAGGTAATACAGTCTTGGCAGAGGCTACGGTTGATAAGATCCTTACATCTGGAACAAAAGCAGCCACACAGACTAGCAGCATCACAAGCTCTGTTACCTGCAATGGTTCTGCTGGTGTAATTACTCTTGTTTCTAGCACAGTTGCCGCTACGACAGTTCACAATTTTACTTTGGAGAACACTGAGATAACTGCAAACTCCGTGATAATGCTTACCTTACAGAACCCAACCAGCGCAGATGAAGACAACGTTCACGTGTCACTGCAGAGCGTAACATCTGGTCGGGCTATAATCAACATAGCAAACAATACCTCGACGCAGGCAACTGCACAAGTAAGAAAGATTCACTTTATCGTGATGAACTAATAAATCAAACCAACCACAATGTTTAATCAGGTAGAAATGAAGGTGGCTGATGCCATCGAGCTGTACAAAGGACTGGAAGCAGTCAAGAAGCACAAAGGAGCACGCTTCTCCATCATCGTTGCACGTAACGTTAAAGAGCTGGAGAATCTCCTTAGACAGTATGAAGAGATGGCCAAGCCGTCTGATGAGTTTGTAAAGGTGTCGGGTGAAGCCCACAAACTTGCAGAAGCAGAGGACGAAGCTGGTCTTAAGAAGTTAGAAGAAGAACACGCAGACTTAATCGATGAGAGAAAGGCACAACTTGCTGAACTGGAGAAAGTAATGCAGACCGCAATCAAGGTGGATCTGCAGACCATCAAGGAAGGGCAACTGCCCGAAGATGTAACTCCAGAAGAGGTTGTGCCACTCTTACCTATAGTGGTATGAAGAGCAGACAAGAGATACGACAATTTTTGCTGAGCAAGCCCGGGTACCTTAAAAAAGGTCCCTGGGCTTTGGCGCATAGATTGGAGTCTCCCGTACAAGTCTGTACTGAAGTACTTGCAGAAGTAAGAGACGAGCTCAGGAACGAGAACGTATCTGAAAACAAACTAGATAGAGAAGACGTCGTTAAGACCTCCAGCCTGCAGAAGTTTTTGCAGACCCATGGTATTAGTGAGGCTTCTGTGTCTAGCGTTAAGTTCTGGCAAACTGCCGCAGGAGACATGCGATACTCTATCGTAACTGCAGACCAGCCAGACATTGACAGCATAAGAGAAGAGGTAAGAGAGTTTGCAGAAGACTACGCTCCTATCTCACCAGACATTGTTTACAGGGAATTAGATGACCCTGTAGCATACGAGATATCTCTCCCGGATATCCATTACGGCAAGTTGGTAGACGTTCCTATGCCGTACGACTTTCAAGAAGAAGAGTACATACGCGTAGTAGAAAACTTAGTTGCCAAAGCAGCAGGACTGGATATAGAGCGGTTCATCCTCCCGATAGGGAATGACGGACTCAACTCAGAAGGTATGCGCATGACAACTACTAAGGGCACTCCGCAGCAGGACTATATGGATTGGAAGCGAAGCTTCAGAGGCTATTGGAAGCTGATGGTCTACACCATAGACTATTTAAAGAAGATAGCTCCAGTGGATGTTATAGTCGTTTCAGGTAACCACGACTACGAGCGGATGTATTACGTAGGAGATGTCGTCGACGGATGGTATCGTAATGATCCTAACGTAACCGTGGACAACAGTGACGACCCTCGGAAGTATTACAGATATGGGACTAACATGCTGATGTTTACCCACGGTGATAAAGAAAAGGCCCAAAACATTCCTTTAATCATGGCAACAGAACAACCGGAGATGTTTGCGGCCACGTCTCATAGGGAGGCGCATTGCGGGCATTTCCACAAAGAACAAGTCAATGAATATCGAGGAATCAAAGTCCGTTTCGTTCCTTCTATTTGTCCTAATGATTCGTGGCACAAACAAATGGGATACGAGTCTCTCCGGACTGGACAGGCATATATATGGAGTAAAGAGAGGGGAATGGAAGGATATTTTCAATACAATGTTTAATGATCTACCATACGAAGATGAAGACGACGGTCTCGACCTGTTCGAGGAGATAGAAATCCTTGGGGAAGCGTACGAGAATGCATATATGATATTAACCGGGAAAGTACACGTAGAAGAGTTTCTTCTGCAGGAAACAGAATCTGGAAAGGTTGTCTTCCTGCCGTTCGATCCCAAAGAGCCAGACACAGTAAGACTGATAATAGATGACGTAATAGCATATTTCGAAGAGGGCGAAGAGTACGAGAAGTGCTCGGAGCTCTTGGAAGTAAAGAGAAAGTTAGATGACCCTGAATGAAATCGCATATAACCTGCTGAACCTGGTGCGTGCAGGCAGATCTCACAATGATGAGAATATCTCTATTGGGCAAATAAAGTTCAATATTAAGCATTACCGTGCGATGTTCATTCGCAGGGACTTTATGCGTAATGGTCTTATAACCAGGCACTTAGAGCAAGATGCAGGATGTCTTGAGCTTGAGCAGGTAGATGCCAGCAAGTGCCCATGCTCTCACAATACGATAGACTGTCCTGTCTACCGTACAAAGAAGAAGCTTCCACGAACTGTCAGGTTCAACTTCAAAGATGCTATTACCCATGTGGGCGATGTAACGGGATTAGGTAGAATCCCTCTCATCGAGCCTTACGAGGTACAGTGGGTACCCTTCGATAAGTTCACAGCCCATAAGCCTAAGGCTTACATGATAGAGGATTATCTCTACGTGTACAACCCAGGAGGCATGGACTTCGTAAATGTGCGCGGAGTATTCGAAGATCCAGAAGAGCTTGCAGCACTCGATTCATGTGATGGAACATGCTACGATGCTGATTCTACATTCCCTATACCAGCAGACATGATAGCTGCTATAACGTCCGGATTAATCAATGGTGAACTTAAGCTATTAATTAGTACCTTAGTGGACGACGAAAACGATAGACAACAAGACACCCAATAATCATGGCATCACCAGCATGGCAAAGGAAAGAGGGCAAGAGTAAATCAGGAGGCCTCAACAGAAAAGGGATAGCATCTTACCGTAGAGCTAACCCTGGGAGCAAATTGTCTATGGCTGTCACTGAAAAGAATCCTACTGGTAAAAAGAAAGCTCGTCGTAAATCTTTCTGTGCACGTATGTGTGGCATGAAGAAAAGCAGAACAGGAGCTAAGGGACAGAGAGATCCAAATTCACGCATCAACAAAGCACTGCGAAAGTGGCGTTGTAGATGCTAATCAACAAGAACAACTTAGAAACTATGGCATATATGAAAAAGTCCTCGAAGAAAAGAGGCAAGAAAATGTACAAGAAGGGCAGCTTCTTGGAGCCCGGCAAAGAAGTAAAGTTCGGCGGCCCCAAAAAGATGCAGTCTGCTGGTGAGCGTACTGCAAACTCGCTGTCAAATGCTCGTCGGAGAGAAATGCAAGAAGAGACTACTCGTAACTCTCCTAACCCTCCTAGAAGTGCTGGAAATAGCGGTACTCCTGTAGGCACCAGGGCTGGAAATGAAGCAAAGTACGCCGCAGCTAAAAGGAAAGATCCTAAGCTTGCCGAGTACATCAAGAAGAGAAAAGAGTATTCTAAAGGCAGTAAAGAATACAACTACTACCAGAACAAGATTAACAAAGCATATGGCAAAGGGCCGACCAATCGTCCTGAGCGTGAGCCGTTTGCAGAGAATAGAGATCCTGCTACTGGAAGACCTCGTGGAACAGGCAGACCTGCACAGACTCCTGGGTCAACTAGTCGTGGTCCTAACATGACGCCTGTTACTGCGAAAAAAGAGGCCAAGCCGATTTCTAACGAGCGCCCAACTCCTACGATTAAAAAGCCGGCAACTCCAAAGCCCACAGGCACCCGGCCCCCTACTACTAGTTTAAAAGGTGATCGTAAGAGGGAACGTGCTGATAAAGCAGATCAGCGTATGAAGGACAGACGTAACCGTCGTGCTAAAAGACAAGCTGACCGCGCTGCAAAACGTAAGCCTAATACTACTGCTGCTTCCAAGGTGTCTGCTGATGACATGAAGAAGCTTGAGAAGGACATCAACAGACCCATGATGTACGGAGGTAAGAAGATGGGAATGGGAGGTTATGGTAAGAAGATGTCCTACCAACCAGGCGGTAAAAAAAAAAACGCTAAAGGCTCGTTCCCAGACCTGACTGGAGACGGTAAAGTAACTCGTGCCGATGTCTTAAAAGGCAGAGGTGTGTTTCAGAAAGGTGGTAAAAAAGGGGGCGGTATGTCCGGTCTCTCTGCTGCACAGAAAGAAGTGTATCGTAGAGGCTTAGCTGCATACATGTCTTCGGGTAACCGTCCTAAAACATCTCAGCACGCATGGGCTATGGCACGCGTAAAGTCTGACTTTGGTAAGCGAGAAGCCGCTAAGATCCGCTCAGGTAAGTCTGGTAAGGGCAAGAAGAAGTAATTGAATGCACACTCTCAAGGATATCTACAGCAGCTACACGAAGACCGTCGAGAATCCTATAAGCAAGAAGTTGTTTAAGGAAATCTGCGAAACGTTCAACATAGCTGTGATAAACGGTATCCTTGAGGGCAGTGCGTTCAACATGAAGAACAATCTCTCAAACCTTTCTATCCGTAGGATTGAGCGCAACCCGTCCAAGCCTACGATAGATTGGTGGGAGAGTAACAAGTACAAACAGGAACTATTGTCCCAGGGGAAGACGCTGTACTCCGAGGACAATCCTGAGGGGGAGAAGTGGTTTATATACTACACTGACCCCTGGTACTGTAAGTATCACTGGGAAAAGCACAGGTGCAAGATTCCCAACAAGACAGCGTACAGGTTTACCCCTACCCGTGGAGTAAAGGGGAACAAGGAGAAGTTAACTAAGCTGCTTAAAGAAGACGAACTAGCATACCTCAGATTCAGAAAACATGGCAATATATAAGACGATATCTAGTAAGGCCATTATCCGTAAGATCTTTCGGGACATTAACCCGAACACGGATAACTGGATAGATGATGCTATCGAGTGGATCGGAGAAGCGTTAGAGCACATAGGAGCTGCACCACAGCTAGAGAAAAAGACCTGTGTGATAACTACAAAAGACTACAAGGCAGCACTTCCTAACGATCTGTTCTACATCAACCAGGTTGCACTTAACGAAACCGAAGAGGGTATCATCATCTCACAGCAGATGGATACCCTTTTAGAGCAAATAGACAACATTGTTAATGGCAGTGCCGCATCTAACTATACGCTCAATGAGATCAACTCCAGGCTGCAGGTTCTTGAAAACCAGCTAGGAGCTGATGACGGGATAACCGTGCTCAATAAGTGCAGAACAAACTTCCCCAAGACTGCAGACTGCCCTGACTGTATCCACGACAATCAGGTGTCTTCCCGGTGCTACTACATCGAAGCAGACAAAATCAAAACGTCATTCCCAACCGGTAAGGTTTGCGTAAGCTACATGGCGTTTCCTGTCGACGATGACTGCTACCCTATGGTCCCAGACGACATCAGCTTCAAAGAAGCTATGTTCTGGTATGTCTACAAGAAGATGCTCTTGGGCAACATGACCCCGTCACAGAACGGCATTGGGTACGAGTTTGCAGACGGTAAGTGGAGATACTACTGCACACAAGCTCGTAATGCAGCTAACTACCCAGACATTGACGGGTACGAATCGTTCATGGATCAGTTCGTCAGACTCATCCCGAACATCAACAGACACGCAGAAGGCTTTGCTGGTCTTAACAGAAGAGAGTCTCTCGATAGAGACAAGGGTAAGTACCTCATCGATGGTATGCCTATCTCGAATCGTATACCGACCAAGACTGCTGCAACAAATCTTACGCGTAGAACTACCAGTGTCTACTGGAGCTCTAGTACAATTGCTACGGTGAATATTGCTGCAGGTGTTACTGCTGCAGTCAAACTTGCCAACCCACCTAGTGACGAGATCAGCACCGTTCTCGGCACCTCTGTCATTACGTACGGCTCTGACCAGTTCTTACTGAGCGGACTTGCTTCGTCTATGACATTGACTTACTCCTACACTGTTGAGTTCAACGACGACGGTGCAGGAGATCTTGACGTTGAGGTTGTGTTGGTCAACAATGACACTGCACAGGAAACTATTGTGGGTAGCACTACCTACACCCTCACAGGCAACAGCACTCAGATCCAGGGCGATGAGACGACTCTGGTTGGTAGTGTGCAGTCTGGCACTGTGTTTATTAGAATCCCAATCCAATCTGGTAACCCTGGATTGACGGGAGCAAGAGTAACTGCGGGCACGTTAAGAATTGAGTGATGGCTAATAAATATAAGATACAGGCAAAAGGTGGTGAGCATGTCGTAATCACCCTCGCATCTGACGATAGCGTTATTGGAGTTCGTGAGTTTAGCACTCGTGAGCTCAGCGCTGTTGCAGAAGGTGGTGCCGTAAATCTTATAGCCGCACCTGCAGATACCAAAGTATTTATCGGGCTAGCCCACACTGCAATTTACAAATCAGACGGCACCACGCTATGGGGCTCTGACCTGTCTACCACTGTCACCAATCTAAACGCGTTCTTCCTGACTAGCCCCCACAAGCTAGAAGACTTAGATGATATCCCTGCCCCAACTAACGGCAGGTTCCTCAAGTATTCGAGCGACGCGTATAGCTGGGAAGAAGCCTCTGGTGGTAGCAGTGCAATACAGACTGCTATCAATATCACTAACTCTGACGCTGCTTTCTCTCATATGACCACACCTATAACAGTAGGTACGGACATAGAGGCAGTCCTTAGGAACATGTTGGAGAAGTACAACGTCACGTCTATCAGCCTGACTAATGTCAGCAGGGCTTTACAGAACACTACATCTGGAGGCAGTGGGTATGGGGCGTTCAATAATGTAAGCAGTGGTGCTACGTTAGAGGTAGGACAAGGGCTTAGGCTCCAAGGGTTCAACTACAATATCACAGACAACACGCAGACGGGGGATACCTCTGTTGTTTTTCTTGAGGGGAACTCTAGCATAGAGTCAGGTTTTGCAGATGACAACGCGGCAAAGACTCTTGCCTCTGTCTTAGAGCGAGACCTTACTGTCCAGTCTACTAAGAGCTACAAAGTACAAGCTACAGACACTGGAGGTGGGTCTAACGTTACAATAACGAGCGGAGCAATATCATTCAACTGGTACTACAGAGTCCGCGTAGGATCTAGTACAACTACCGCGATTGCAGACAATGCCGCAGCACAAACACTGTGGGGTACACTTACTGCACCGCTTGATAGCTTAAGAGCACAAGGAGACTTTACTGCCACAGCAGATGCAGGTATGGACACTGCAAATAAGTTTACCTGGGTGGCCTACCCATCTGCATGGGGTGCCCCAAACCAAATACTACTGAACAACTCTACTGACGTGCTTAGTGACTTCGAAGCAGTAGTAGAGAAGGATATAACCAATGACTATGGTGTAACCACAACATACCGCTTTTACAGAAGCACGTTCGACGATGCATTCGCATCAGGTCAAACAATAAAAATTGATTTCTAATGCCAATCTTTCCAGGACCAGTATCACATAACAATGCGAATGCTCCGATCCTCGATGCGACTGGCAATCAGATAAAAGGATTTGGATTCTTCGATGACACTACAGCTAGGGACAATCTGTCTACTAACCTGCAAGTCGTCGGGTTTCTTGCCATTGTAGGTACAAGTAGCCCTACTGCCTTCGTATACAACGGAGGCGGGTGGACAAATGCAGCTAACTGGAGCTCTGTAGGGTCTGGTTTAGAAAACGTTGTCGAAGATACCACCCCACAGTTGGGTGGAAATCTAGATGTTTATGACGGGTCTACTGCCCACATCATAACCACCACAGAATCCGATGGACATATACAATTTACACCTAACGGTACTGGACGAGTTAAATTGAACGGTACTGTTGAGTTTAAACAATTCAGCACACCTCCGGCTGCTTTCGATGGTGGTATGTATGCTGACGATAATGATAATCTCTATTTTGGAGTATCATCATAATTTTCTCTATATTTACAACACTTTCGAAAGCATACTTAAAAACATAATATTATGGCTACATGGAAAAAAGTCTTAATTCAAGACGCTAACATTACGGTTGGCTCTATTACAGCAACGCTGGCCGCTGGCACTGACATTACGTCGGGCAACTCCGGGACTACGTTTAATGTCGTAACATCCGCCGACTCTGGGGGTAGTTCTGGTGCTTTGAGCATCAGTGAGATGAACCTTGGAACGGCGGCCTTTGCTGCAACAGGTGACTTCCTTGCATCAACGGCAGCCGCTCGGGACTTGACAACTAGTGGCGGTCTGACTGGAGGTCAGAACAACGTGCTTGTTGGCTCGGATGCTGACGTTGATATTAGTCTTGCAGACATCGCCGACCTGCGGGTTCTTGGTAACGTGTCTGGGTCTAGTGGCAGCCCGTCCACCCTCGTAGAGATTAAGGACGAGGACAACATGACCTCTGACTCTGCTACGGCTCTTGCTACGCAGCAGTCTATTAAGGCTTACGTCGATTCTCAGACCTCTACTCCCGGAAACGGTACAATTACTGTTGCTCCGGGTGCGGGTATCAGTGGTTCAAACCAGACGTTTACTGTAAACCAAAGCGGCAACACAACGGTCAACATTGCTGTAGATGGCGTGCTTGAAGACCTCGACACTCTTGGTGCGGCAGGTTCTGATGGACAGCTTATCGTAGCTACTGGTGCAGGCACATTTGCTTACGAATCTGGCAATACGGCTAGAACCTCACTTGGACTTGGAACTGGCGACAACCCACAGTTTACCAATCTTACATTGACTGGTAACCTCACCGTCGGCGGTACGACCACTACCGTTAACACCACCAACCTTAATGTCGAAGACCACATTATCTTGGTCGCCACGAACGACACCCCAACTCCTGACACTGGTACTGCGGCAGGTCTTGAGGTTGAGACTTCAGCCACCGCGTCCCACCGCCCAAGATTTGAGTGGACTAAAGACCTCGGTGCATCTAACGATGGAACCTACGATGGTTCGGGTACAGCAGCTGGACTTACGGGTTGGGGTCTCAAGAACCACCAAGCAACGAACCAAGCTCTCTTCCCCATCGCTGTGATGGAAATGGTTGGAGACTCTGCTACGGCTCCTAATGGCAACTCTGCTGGTATTGGCTCATTCTACTTTGCCTCTTCAAACATTGGCACTGCCGCAGGCGAACTGTACTTGAGGGTATTGTAATGGGGCTTCTGAATAAGGGCAGGGATGTTGGTGCTGTAAGCACTGACACCCTGACCCAACAGGAGCTGTCTTTACTTTTGAAGGTGATCCACGAGACCAACTTCGAAGGAAAAGATGTACTTTTGTTGGCAGACGTTGTAGTCAAGCTGCAAAATCAGCTTAAGGCTAAGTAATCATCCTAAACCAAACACAATGAAATTAGACATTAGTGAAATCTACTTTCTCAAGCAGGCAGTTGAACAGGTTAACATCAAGGCATCAGATGCTCCCAGTGTATCCAAAACAATAGAGAAGCTTGATAAAGAATTTGTACGCTTGCAAAAGCTAGAAGAAAAGAGAGAAGCGGCGGCTGGTCTTGAAGCTGCTAAGTAAAATAGCAGCACATGGCCACATGGAAGAAAATACTTACTGAAGAGGACGGCAACATTGGGTCAGCCGATCAGTCTACCCCTACGCCTGGGTCAGGTGCCACCGTAACTAGGAATCTGACGCTAACTACGCCAGACTTTGGCTCTGCCGACACGCAGGCTAACTTCGCTATACGGCATACAGATTCAGAGAACAGTCAAACAGTCAACAGGTTCTTGTTAAGGAACTTTTCGAATGGAAACAGCTTAGATACTATAGTTTCTCTGATAGGGCTTGATACCAGTGAGATTCGTCTCCAAAACACAATAGATACTGCAGGTACAACAAACATCCTTAAGTTCTACGAAGCAGGTGGCAGTCCAACCAACTTTACTTCTCTTCAGGCTGCTTCAAGTATTAGTTCAAATGTAACTCTCATCCTGCCGAAAGTTGCTCCACAGAGTGGGGAGCTTCTGTATCACACTACAAGTAACCAACTTGCATTTGCCTCGTCAGCTAGCTTGTCTACCAATATAGGGAACACAAACCTGTCTCTCTCTGCAAATAGAGAGTTAGACATGGCCGGCAACGACTTTAACATCAAAGATGGCGTAACTAGCAAACTTTTCTATGATGACAGTGAGGACCACTGGGTTTTTGGTGCCGATGTTAGGTTTGATAAAAGTGATGGCGGAGAGATCAAGCTTAGAGAACCATCACAGAACGGAGATAAAGGGGTTATCCTAAAAGCTCCTAATACTAACCTCGGCTCTGACCTAACATTCACTTTGCCATCTGCCGATGGAAGTGATGGCCACGTGCTAAAGACAAATGGTGCTGGTGCTCTATCATTTGTAGCTCAAAGTGGGGGGTTGGATTCCCCAATAGACACGTATGCAGAAAACCGGGTGCTTACAGCTGGAAACAGCAACACTAACATTGATGCTGAGCAGTATTTGACGTACAACGACCACTCGGTTAGCCAGAGTGGGTCTAATAACACGCCCTCTTTCCCCCTCTTACAGAACACAGGTGTAATACACTGTAAGTCTAACGGTAAAAAACCCTCAGGGTTTCTTTTAGATGCTACTAACGCTGTAGGGGACAGCGGGTTAGATGTCGAAGGCACTCTTGTGGAAGGTGCTAGTAACGGAACTCACATAGCTCTGCACTTTGCGACTGTGGATTTAACGACTAGAATGCTATACACATTCTACGATAGCTCTGGTCCAGCTCTACAACTTGCAAGAGCCAACGCAGCAGCAACTGCAATTGGGTTTATTGGGTATTACGCAGATGACACCTATGCCTCGGAGGCTAGTGCAATCTTATTGACTGAAGGAATAGTAAACGTCCCTGCTCAGCAGGTGAATGGAACTTTTACTGAAGGTGGCATCTTGTATCTAGATAATACGGAGGCGGGTAAGTTCACCTTTACAGTACCTAATACAGCGAACCACTATGTGCGACACTTAGGTTACGCCCTTTATTCAGACAATAGCCACTATGTAGTATACTTCAAGCCCTCTACTGACTTCATACAACTGAACTAATGCCTAGTACTGGATTTACAAGGCTTAATACGGTTGAGTCAACTAATGGGGTTACTCAGTCTGAGGCAGAGAGCCTCCGGGCTACAGCAGCTGGAGGTAGCCAGTACAGCGGTCAGGCTGACATGTCAACTGTTACTGATCAGGTAATACTGAGCGGAATAACACACTCTGTGCCTAGTAATGCTACAGTTGTAGGTATAGAAATGCGGATAGCTGTCCGTACTAGTGCGGCAACTAACTGTTCATTCCAGCTGACCCCTGCTTTGTTTGAAACTTCAGGTACTACTCCTGGGCAAACAACTACTGTACTTCCTCCGAGCACTAGTGGTGCAGGCACATTTCATAGTACTGCAGGTGGTTCTACCAGCATGCACAACCTATCGGTTACTGGTGCACAAGTAGATGATATAGGCCTTATTATTCGTACTGCTAGTAACAGCGCAAGTGCCTCCCTAAGAATGATGGGGCATGATACGCTTGGCATGGCTGGTCTCGTTATATCGCCTTCTTTAAATATACACTACACCGTTCCCTCATTCGGTACAATAGATACGTGGAATACAATACCTATCAACGCAGCCGCTGTACCATCATCAACTCCCACTGTACTCACATCGGGCACCACACTGGGTACTTTTACCTTCGCCGGGCAGGTTAGACAAACTGATAGCACTCACAGCGACACAGGTGGATGGAATCCGTCCGACCCAAACATAGTAGGTCTATTAAATATGTCTGGATGGGCTAATGGCGCAAATGCCTCAGCAGCGTTTAACTGGAAGCCTAGCTCAAACAACAACACCCCCAGTATACGGTCTAGCCAAGAAGCCGCAGAGTGGTTTATGGGCCCTAACTCTCAAAATGGGGATAGAGCAACTGCGTCTACAGGCACAGGTCCTCCCTCCGGAGTAGATGTTAGCAACCTTCCGTCTTCTCTTGCGTCAAGCACCGCCGTAGATAATACAACTAAATTTATTTTCTCGGAGACAACAGGACAAGACGGCAGAAATCATGTTAAAGTATGTCGCACTGTGGGCATAAACTTTAGCACTACCATGAGTGACACTTCTAATCAGTTAGACTTATGCTTCTATATACACGCACACGGAGCAACCTGTGGCGGACTGTCTGTTTATATAGACGATGCAGATACATCTGGTGATGGTCAAGCAACTCTTCTTAGAAACCTAGAGTGCAGAACGATTACATCGCCTAGTAATCCTACCACAAAAGTAAAGCAGTATGCCTCTGGGGGTAAAACAACAGGCGCTACTGCTATAGGCAGTGAGTTTACGTTTACAAACTATGACACGGGAGCTAGTAGCGGCCTATCGCAAGACTGGGCTAAGGTTACAATAAACCTTGATACGTATAGAGCAGTAGACGAAACATACTACATCTACTTTGCTTACTCTGCAAACACCGGTACTAATACGACCCATAATACTGATCGGCTTGAGACTGGGGAGACTGCTGCACCATCAAGCTCATTTAAAGGAGACTTTGCCATCGACCACATCTACTTCCAAGAAACATCAGCGGCTCTTTTTGGCAAAGCTCTAAACCAAGAAAGCACAACTGCTAGTAACATGAGTGCGGTTAACCAAAATACAGTTCCATCATAATGCCAGAGATAATAAATACGAAGCACGAGGACCGTCCTGACATCACCTTAATCCCTGCTACAGCTACAGTAACTAGTACAGGCAAGACTATAGTCAGTGACATTGACGGAAGCACCTTATTCAAAGAAACATGGAAAGATGATGGAGAAGGGGAACATGCAGAGTACAGCTGCTATTGGGTAGATAAGTATAATGAAGAGATGCTTAGCTTAGAAGATGCGCATGAATACAGCAAGTCAGTAAGTTAACCTTTGATTTAATATATTTGTATGCAGACCAAATAAAAGCACATGATTATTAGAGACTAATACATAGATAATGAAGAAGTTTATAGCAGGTATGGTGAAAGACCCTGAGAGGGTTGACCAACCAGAGGGATCATACCGAGATGCCCTGAATGCCAACCTGTACTACCATAAAGGAGCTGTAGTCAGCGAGCAGGGAACCACCGCGTTTACGAACGTAGGTGGTTTCGTCGTTGATAATATGATAGGGCAGTGTCCTCTAAAAGATGGTCGTATTGTACTCTTCTTCCTCTACACCCTCAATGGTAACTCAACATGCGCCATATCTATCGCGGACCCTGCAACGATGCAGAACACGATAATCTACAGAAATGCAGCACTTAACTTCCAGCGATCGCACACGATTGAAGCTACGTCTAAAATTGACGTCAACGGGAACATACTGGTATACTTTACAGACAACTACCTCGTAAAAAGAACTGAGAGTCTTACTGGGATAGAGTTCATTAGCGAGTTCAATCCACCCAGGGTAATTAACATCACGAGACAGCAAACGTCTCCTGAGAGCAGACTGTACAGCAACGAGGATTACACAGTAGAAAAGCTCGACCTCTTCTTGAATGGTGGGTTTATCCCCGAGTTCCGTGATATCAGAATAGAAGAAGGTGGAGGTGTAGTCAGTGGTACGTATCACTTAGCCCTTGCCTATGTAGACGAGGACCTAAATCGTACAAACTACCTAGCTACTTCTAACCCTGTGCACGTCGTCACAGAACATGAAGACTCCATTCCTACGGAAAGTATTACTGGTGACCCGCAAGGCTCTCAGTCTAACAAGTCCATTATTTGGAGCGTGGATATTCCTGCTCCATCTAACTACACACATGTACGCCCTGTAATCATACAGCGGTTCGGGGGTGGGACTAACCAGAGTTCTAGTGAGTTCGCTTATGAACTTGAGATTGTTGAAATCCCAGAGACCAATGCAGCTTTTGCCCAGCTGGAGATCACATACACCGGACTAGAACAGGCAGCAGGTGCGAGTATTTCTGAAGTAGTTATCGATTCTGTACGATACGAGACAGCAAAGACTTTTGTGCAGCTGGACAATAGGCTGTACATAGCCAACCTCAAAGCACGAGGTGATATAGGGTACCAGAGGTTTGCAAACAGCATTACAGTAGCTCCTGTTGCTACGACAGTCCCCAAGTTTGACCCCAAGAGATACCACACTATCACCTTACGAGAGGGATATTCTAACTTCCAAGGGCTAGAAGCCAGTGACGACTTTGACATCTACAAGACTCTGCAGTCTGATGATTTGAACGACGGCTTCTTTGCATCAGATGTACGTAAAGGCTACAAAGATGTGCGTATGTCACACCAGTACCGAGGATACCGGAGATCTGAGGTATATGCATTCTACATATCGTTTGTTCTAAATGACGGCACCGAAACGTTCGCATACCACATTCCTGGTAGAGAGCCTACAGTGTTGCTTAGCGCTGGCAGTCAGACAGTTACAGTAAATGAGAACTCAGAACTGACTGCTCAGATAGTAAACACGATAAAGAACAGCGACATAAACTTAGACCTTGACGAGTTTGTGGACATGTACCCAGACGCACGTCTGCATCAGGTTACAGATACACAGTATATACAGGCTGAGTACTCTAACGAAATGAGCTTCTGGGAGAACGAAGACGAGCTGTATCCAGATACTGCAGACTTCGATAGATTTACAGCTGACCCAACCAGTGGTGACCCTGTAGACCAAGGAGACATACGAGGAGAAAAGGTGAGGCACCACAAGATGCCCCCGAACAAGAACTTAAACTACTCGTTTGTAGACAGTCTAAACGCAGGAGGTGTCAATGCTAATCTATTTGGGTCAAATCTCAATGTAACTGGACTGCATCTTACTGAAAGCATTAAGATCCTAGGGGTGAAGTTTAACAACATCCCGATTCCGGACTTTATCCGAGACCAGGTACAAGGCTTTAAGATTTACTACGCTAAGCGTACACAGCAAGAGAAGACCATCATAGGTCAAAGTGTTGTCGTCCCTGCATGGTATGAAGATATCATGGTGCCGGGCACAAGGATGAGCACTGCAGCTCATGGCCCATACTCCGACGCTTGGTTCTTAAAAGGCCAGTTGCCTTCGTACAACAACGTTATTACCAAATCTGACTACCCCGGAGGTAATGGCAAGAAAAGAAAGGTATTCCCTGTCTTTGCATTCCATGACTTCAACCTACTCAAGAACAAGCACACGCTTAGCGGAGCTAGCCACATAGACGTGCAGAAGCTCTTGACCATGCGTATGTGGTCTGGAGGGAACAAGAAGAAGCCAGGTGACGGTCTGAAGTACATGCTTGACTCAGATTGGGTAAACTCCACGATAGGTAATGAGTCTTGGTACGAGTGGGCAAACGACGGAAGCGGTACGTTCAATGCAGAGAGAGCGGTAGGAGTTACTACCGACGGACCCAACGCAGATGCTGCAGGTGTTGCCAACTACTACACATCTATTCTTGTTGCGCAGAGATACAACAACCCGAACTACGTCAACAACCCTGCTATCTTAGGCAGCTACAATTTTAACAACGACAACTACGAGTACTGGCTTAACAACCACCAAACCATTGCAGTCCTAGACGCTAACAGTAAGACCTACATAACAGGCAGCACACTGCTTAAGAACACTGATAGTGCAGCGTTTAAGAACGTAGACAACTTGATGCACTACGCTGGAGAGTCTTGTATTGCTCTTGGTTTGATGTCTGGTCTCCCTGCTATGGTTCAGCATGCTAACTTCAGCAGCGACTTTGGAAGCAGTGCAGGTGTAATAGACTGGTGGACTCAAGCAGAGTGGAGCTCAGTAAAAGACGGGGGCCTAAAGTCTTCACTGCACCAAACAAATGTAACGAACCAAGGCAGCGACTTCCAGGCCTGGCCTGCAGTCTATCTGGTAAATCTCTGCGTATACAAGACAAACGTGTACAAGCCGTTTGACCAGCAACGCTTGGTTTGGACAGGCTACTACCAGAAAATTGACAAGACGCAGAGAGGTGTTACGTCCACAGACACTGTATTCGGGGGAGATACATACGTGGGTAGGTACTCATTCCGGTCCACGTCCCAAGACTTTGGGGCTGTATTCCTCACTAACGCGAACGCCGACGCTACTAACAGCGATAACTGGAGCACTAACCCATACCAACTGTACTCAGTTAATGGCTCTAACACACAGCAAGAAGATAGGGCTGTAGACCCTTACGCTACCGTATTCCAGTTCTTGTGTGAGTCTGACGATCTTCTCGGGTTTAGACACCAGGGAGATACAGCAGCAGGTGTAACACCACTACAAAGTTTATTCTGGGATGGGTCTATAGGCACCGATGTTTTGTTCAACGGACCAGATAATGATATGACTAAGTCAGAGCATCTGCTGTACATGAACAACTACTCGGCAGTGCAGGACATCAAAGTCACCACCCCACTCCCAAAGAAGCTGTTTAACCCTACTGCATTCCCCACCAGAACAATACGTTCTACTGTGGACGACGGTAGCATACAAGATAAGTACAGGTTCTTCTTAGCGCTGGACTTCAAAGACTTGCCCAAGAACAGAGGACCCATTACCAAGCTGTTTACTCTAGGCAGCATTCTCTACTTGCACACCGAACGATCACTCTTCGTGACTAGAGGTAGACAGCAATTAGGACTGGGAGATAACACACAAGCCTTTGTTGGTAGTGGAGACATCTTCGAGCAGAATCCTGACGAGATGATCCCAACCACAGAGGGTTACGGCGGCACTGACTGTCAGTTCGCTTCTTTGACTACAAGATTCGGACAGTTCTTTGTAAACCGAAGAGACCGTAGAGTGTACATGATGGGAGAGAGCATTGAGGAAGTAAGCTCTCTAGGCATGGAGAAGTGGTTCTTAGACAACATACCATATGCCATAGAGTCCTATCTAGACTTCTCCCTAAATACTTTGAACTTTGACTCCCCTACAGAGAACTTCGGGTTCAACGCAACGTACGATCCTAAGTACAAGAGAATCATCCTGTCTAAGAAAGAGCTTGTTCCCATCGGAGCCTTACTCGGAATACTTACAGGAGGTTTTACAGTCACTGTAGACAACATTACAAATGATGGAATTACTCTTTCGGGCAACTTCCCATCAGCAGGAGCAGGGGGAACACAAACATTCTTGTTCTCTGATAGAACCAGCTTCCAACCTGATGGATGGACGATATCCTACTATCCAGAACTCAAGGTATGGGGCAGCAGACACAGCTATCTGCCTGCTATCTTTGCAAATAACCAGAAAGAATACTACGGACTGGTTAATGGAAGTGGGGGTAACGTGTGGGAGCACTCTAACCTAGATGCTCCTGGAGTATTCTACGGTACGACCTACAACTTCGAGTTTGAGTATATTGACAATGCTCAAGCAGGGACGTCCAAGATATTCACCAACATTAGGTACTGGGCAGACGTAGTCAACATCAACAACACGTATCCTTCAGAAGTAGACAGACATACTTCACCAGGATTTACGACCTTCTACACGTACAATACCCACCAGGTTTCTGGAGTACGGAACATTTATTACCTGAATAACGCCAGATTAGTAGATAGATTCTGGTATGTCAATGACTTCAGGGATCTCAGCGTGCAGGCTAACAACACAGCTGCAGTGTTAGCAAACAACCAGCTGAACGTACAAGACGACTTTAATACAGGAACTACTACAAGTCTTGTCAACACATCTATGTTCACAGAGGAGGGAACTATAAATGCCAACTATATAGACAATAATAAAGTTTGGTACAACCAGAAGAAGTTTGTAGACCATTTTATGGGCGTACGCTTAGTTAGCGACAACTTAACTGGTAATTTAATATATTTGTATGCAGCGGGTACTAAGTTCCGACAATCCTTTAGATAATCATGGCCAAGAAGAAATCAAAGAAAATGAACATCAACCCGAAGTACCTCTCGGGTAGTAAGAATGCTGGACGCCGCGCACAGCTTATCCGTCAGATCGCAGAGATCTACAAAAAAGGTAAGCCCTACCCCAGTAACCTAGACGCTCTAATGAAGGAGCGTGATAAGTTACAAGCTGGAGGTAACCCATACGCTATGCCTACCTCTGCTGCAACCTCTGGCTACACCAGCACTATGTCTGGCATGGCAGGAGCTCATCAGGCTCAGATGCAGTTGGCACAACTTCAACAAGAAGTGATGCAAACGCAACAGCGTAGAGACGAGGCAGCAAAGCAAAGAGAGGCTCAGGAACAGCAACAGTTTCAACAGGGAATGCAGCAAGGAGCTGCAGACCTTGGACAAGATCTTGGACAGGAGGCCATAAAGAAAGCAGCAAATGCTGCACGTATGGCCAAGATTGCTAAGGGTACTGCATCGGCCAGGCAGGTAGCCAAAGCATCTAAAGACACTGGAGAACTACTCACCAACTTGGGTAACTACGGTAAAGGCGCTTCTGATGCAGCAAGTGCTGCTAGCGCTGCTGGTAGCTCTATTGGTGCTGGACCTATTGCCGCTGCTGCATCTCTTGCAGGTAAAGGCATTGAGAAAGTATCTGACGATGACGACGATACTCGCACCAACTTTGGAGAAGGAGCAGGACGTCTCCTCTCAGGGGCAGGTAGCGGTGTTGGATTAGCAGCGATGATAGGACTTACTAACCCTATCGGTTTAATTGGGGCAGGTCTTGTCGGAGGCACTGCAGCTCTACTCAGACAGCGTAAGCAAAAGCTGGAAGCAAGAGAAGAAGAAGCTAGACAACAAGCTCAAGACAGGGTGATAGCAAACGCAGAGCAAGCAGCATTCAATCGCTCTATGTTCTCAACAGGACAAGACATGGGCTTCAACGTAGGAAGCTCAATGTCTAATTCTTACCTGCCTGGTTATCAGATGCAGGGAGGTGGACTGTGGGCCAACATCCGTGCTAAGAGAGCACGTGGTGAGAAAATGCGTAGTAAGGGAGAAAAGGGTGCGCCTACTGAAGAGCAGATGCAAAGAGCAAAAGCTCAAGCAGGTGGTTATATGCGCCCCTTGCCAGGTGGTGCTGTAGAGTTTGTTGGGCCCAAGCACTCTCAGGGTGGTATCATGCTAGACGAAAACACTGAAGTTGAGGGAGGCGAAACTATGGACAAGGTTAAGATGAAAAATAACGGCGGTAAAGCTGGAGACTACATCTTTTCTGATTACCTCAAGCTAGGAGGTAAGACATTTGCTGCTAGACACAAAGAGCTTCTTGCTGCTGGAGGTAGCCAAAAGAAAATACAGGAGCTTGCTAAGATGCAAGAGCGGGTGGCAAACAACGCAGGAAGAGATGAAAATGGTCCTCGTGACCCTAATAACATCATGCAAGTCGGAGGAGAAGTAGAGGAAGGAGTCATCCCAAATCCAGAGATGATTGATGAGTACAGCTTGGCGCCAGATCTAGCGTATGCACGTGACTTCCCTGAAGGACAGAGCAGAACTGACGAAGGACTCTACCGCAGAGCAGACGGAGATCAAGTTACTATGGATGAGGTAGAAGATCTCAAAGCCAACAATCCGTGGTATGACGGCTGGGAAGACTTTGATCCTACTGATCCAGAAGACGTTAAGGCATTCCAAAAGGCATACAACGAAAAGGTGCCAGAAGAGTCTAGGATTAAGGTAGACGGCAAAGTTGGGGAGCAAACTGTAAGTGCTTATATCCCGTATAGAAGAAGCGAGGAAATGCCTACTGATGACCCTGAGCCTATTCCTACAGACACTCCAGAGCAAGAAATAATTACGCAGGACACAGAAGAACAAGGAGACACTCCGGATGACACTCCTGTTATGGACCTTCCTAGAGAAAGAAGGGACGTCGTTCTTCCGTACCAGCTGATCGGTCCGATGGCAGAGCTAACTAGTAAGTACCCGCAGCCCAACACAATTGCTGCTCCAGTTACTGGACGTATTAAATTACCTCGTGTCAACTTCAATGCTGAGCGTGCAGCACTTGCAGGTTCAACTAATGCAGCTAACAAGTTCATACAGAACAACGCAGCCGGCCCTGGTGCAATAGCTGCACAGATGGCAACAATTGACAAGCAGAGACAGGGCAACATTGATATAGCTACACAAGAGGCTAGACAGAACAAGCAGCTTGCCGCGCAAGAAGAGCTGTCTAATCTGCAAGCTTCTCAGTTTGATGCTGACCAAGTTGCACGTGCTAGACAATTCAACGCAGCTTCGCAGAACCAGCGTGATCAAAACGAATACGAGAAGCGTATGCTTGCTTTCAATCAGTTGGGAACTAACCTTGCACAGTTCTCCAATGATATGCGTGCATACAAATCAGAAGATCGTGCAGCTAGAGCATACCAAATAGACAACGAATACGACAGACAAGTATCGTTTGAAAATGCAAAGCGGCAAGCTCGGCGTAAGAACTCCCCATACTACGGCATGACTGACATGCAAATTCGTGAGGAGATTGCTAGAGCTTACGAACAAGGTGCACCCACGTGGAATATGCAGAATCAACGCAGAGCAAACGCGGTGATACAAGCTACAGGAACTACTCCTGAAACTAACGAAGAGACAACTACCCAAAAGCGAGGCGGATATGTTCGTAGATTGGGAGGGGTCAGAAGAAGAAGAAGATAATGGCATACCGTTCTCTATATAAGCCCCTAACGCAGTTCGTAGATCCTATGTCTACGGAGATTGCTGAGCAGCTGCGTCAAAGATTCTTGACTAACTACGAGAATGCATCGTTAGTAGAGCAGGAGATGATGAATCTCCAAGCTGCTCCGTTTGCTACAGATATGCAGTATCGCGATGAGCTCGTAAACAGCACCAATCAAACTCTTACAGGTATCTCAAAGAGAGGTGACTACGAGAACATGACTGTTCCTGTCATGAATGCAGCTCGAAAGTACAACATGGAGTCTGCCCCAATCAAGCAGAACTACGAGCTGTACAGTGCATATCAGACGGGGCTGAAAGAAGCATACGAAGAAGGCAAAATAGACTACGAAGATTACGAAGGCACGCTTGCTCTTTCGCAGTATGGGTACACTGGCCTACAAAGAGATGCTCAAGGAAACTATAGCAACCCCTTTGTTGGAGTTACTATGGTGCAGGACCCAGAAATAGAAAAGCGCATCAACGAAGCACTTAAAGGCATTGTAGCCGAAGAGCATAACGTCACGCGCCAAGACGTTGGAGTAGTAGGACCTGACGGAGTCTACACTGTAAAAACAGAGAAAGGCTACAAAACTGTTTCTGCTGAGAGAGTACAGGAGGTAATGAACATGGTAATGTCTGACGGGCAGGTGCGGGAGTACATGGCTAGAAAGGCAGAGATTCGTTACGGGATGGCCGATCCAGAGCAGGTAGAAGCCACAAAGCTTCAGTACATGAACCAGTTCGAAAGCGAAGCTGCTCGATATGATGAGATGGCAGAAGACTCTAACCTAAGCGAAGAACAAAGAGAAGTAGCTGCAGCTTACGCATCTCAAGTCAGACAAACCGCTGGTCAGTTGGCCACAGCAGATGTGGACCGCTCTCGTCAGATGATACAAGCACTTGAAATGCAGCGTATTGAAAATGGGTACAGAGACGCGGCTGAGTCTAGATTCGCTTACTTCTCCCCAACCAAAGACTCTAGAATAGTCACATGGGACCAGAAGTACCTTAAGACTATCGAGGCTAGCGGGGGCGTTGGACAAAATGTAGCTATATCTGCGCCAGGAGAAGTTGCTGAGTACATCTCTCCAAGCGGAGTCAGCTTATATACCAAGCGATCTAGCATGAAGGAAGTAGAGCGGAGAAAAGCTCAAATGTCTGAAGCTGGGTATTATGACGAAATACTCCCCGGTCTTACGTTTGATCAGCTTCGTACAATGACCGCCCAAGACTTTATCAATGCCAAAGGTGGCGCTGAGCCAGATGAAGTAGCTTTGTTTAACAGAGCAAAAGCAGCGCAACAAGAGCTATTAGCCGAAGAGCACGCACTTAATGTGTTGTTGGAGGAAGCAGGAAACGCAACTGGTGAGACGCCCGAAGCAAGAGTACAATCTGCCATGGAATCACATGACAGAATCCCAGAAATAATACGAGGGATAAAACAACAGTACAACGTAGACAATGCAACGGCACTTGCATATCTGCACTCGTATCTAAATGAGTACGAAGCAAGTATGTTTGCCGATCCAGGAGTTGATCCTAGAGAGTACGGTAGGCTTGCAGCTTGGTGGGGAGGATACAACTATGACCTCCTCCAGGATTCATCACACCCTGAAGGGTTTGGACAATTCTTTAACGAAACCTTCGGAGTTACTGGAGGTGGGGGCTTAGGACGCTCTGCAGATATTATCGAAATGTTGTTCTCACCAAAAACTGGAATCTCAAACAGTATCCAGGATGCACTAGAAAAGTCTGACGAACAGTTAAATGAGTACATAGAAGGCATGTCAACCAGACAGTATACTCCCACAGTCAGCACTAATCTTTTGGGAATGACTAAGGGAGAGATGGATCAACTCAATGACTTGTTTGCTAAGACTAATCCGCATGCAAGAGGAGAAGCATTTGTCAGCCAGAGAACAGGGCGCCTTGTTGGATTTGATGAGATAATGGAAGAACAAGGTTTGACCGTCGGTGAAAGAGGATCAGAAAGAATTGTATCTGTAGGAGAAGTAAGATTTAATCCTGCAAGCCCCGGCCCTGCTGGTCCAACACTGGAACTGACCTATGAAGTAGGTAAAGACAGAATACCTGTAGTAGCCCATATCCCTATGTCTCAAATCACTGGAGCACCGGGAATAAACAACTGGTATGCTAGTATGGGAGCTTCCTTCTACAGACAAGCTTTGGTGCAAAGACAGCACGGTGTCGCCGCTCCTATCTTAACGGCGATACTTCCTCCTAACGCAAACCCCGCACTCCCTGAAGGGGGACGCATATCGTTTGAGGTAAATATTGAAGACGACAAGGTTACAGTGCTTACAGGCCCGGGAGCTAATAGAACCATGAGTCTTACAAGTGCCCTAGACAGAAACGGATTTATAAACAAAACTTTGGTGGAGCAAGGATTTACCACTATAGTACCCGGTAGATAATGGAGAATCAAACGCTCAACGAGTTTACAGGCCTTCCTGAAGTACCTGAGGTAAGTCCTATCACTGGACTTCCTTCAGTTAAAAGGGTATCTCCTGGAGCAGGTGTTCAATTGCAATCACAGTTTAACCCTCAGTACAGGGACCCAATTGCTAGCTATCAAGAATACGGAGCTCCTTTGTCTCCGTTTCTTGATTTAGAAGAAGAGCGCGCCAAGAGACAGTCCACAGGAGAGAAGTGGTTTAACGGAACCGCAAAAATGATCACCACTGCAGGTGGGGCATTCGTTGACGGCACTGCGGGACTTGTAGCAGGTATCATTCAGTCTGTAGGACAGTGGGATAAAAGTAAGTTTTATGACAACGTCATAGGTAACAACGTCGACTCTATGAACGAGTGGATGCAAAATAACTTTCCTAACTACTACACAAAAGAAGAACAAGAAGCAGTAGGATTAGCTTCTCTCGGCTACGCCAATTTCTGGGCAGACAAAACGCTGAATGGTGTTGGATATCTGGCAGGCATGATAGGTAGTACTGCTACAGTTGCAGGAGGGGTGCGTCTGGCAGGTAAGGCTTTAAGCAATGGACTCAAGGCGCACAGGTTCACAAAAGCTGCTGTTACAGGAGTGGATGATGCTGTTAAAGCAATAACAAAGGGTCCGGGTCTTGCACCAGCTATTGATGCAACTAAGAACGCATTCATAGGATTTACATCTGCGTTTGCAGAAGCCTCTGTAGAGGCACGTGAAACACTGCGTCGTAAAGAACAAGAGTTGTTGGAACAGGCTGCTGCTGCCACTGGTGTGGAAGTAAAAGACCTAGATGCACAGACTAAGTTAGACGCCAAAGAAGAAGCTAAAGCTGTAGCTAATACTGCGTTTGCTCTTAACAGTATGGTAGTGGGACTAGGTAATGTTGTTGCCTACAGAGCTCTACTTAATCCTAGATACTTCGATGCCCGCCGTGGGTTTGGTCGTGGTATAACAAAAAACCAAAAGACCAAACTGTACGAGTCGACCGTAGACCAGCTCTCCCCAACGAAACGCGCATTGATCAACTTTGGTAAGCCCATGGGAAGAGGCGCTGTTGTTGAGTCTTTCCAAGAGAGCACGCAGTTTGCAATACAAGAAGGGGCGGCAGAAGATACCCTGCAGTTCTTGCGTGAAACCTCAATCCCGTTTATGCGTTCAGGCACAGAAGGAGCCTTGTCACAAGCAATAGACGCCTGGGGAGAAGCGTATGCTACTACGTTCTCAACCAAAGAAGGCTTAGACTCTACTATGGTCGGTGCCATCGTGGGTATTCTCGGTGGAGGTGGTGGTGCTGTACGTAGACATTACCTCAAGCCAGGCAGAGAGTCTCAGAAGCGCGAGAAAGAATTAAGAACCAAGTTAGTTGACATGCTCAATGACCCTGAGATGTTCAACTACATGCAGAAAGCAGCGAGCCTTGATTCTCAGATAGACATAGCTGCACGCATGTCCCAAGCTTTAGAGCAGGGAGACCACAAGACCTACAGAGATCTGCAAGCTGTCCTTGTCATGAAACAAGCTTTGCTGGCTGCTGATGGTGGTAGGCTAGACTTGTTCATGGAGAAGCTAGACGAAGAGCTGGCTAAAGATGAGCAGACGTTTAGAGAGCACTACGGAATCCCGGACAGCGTAGACAGCTTAGACAAGAACAAACTGGTCAATGGCATCAAAAATGACATCCTCAGGTTTGTAGAGCTGCGGGATAACTTTGATGCTAGGTTCAGTCCCCCTGTTGCACCAGGTGCTAGAGCAGACAAAGAAGAGATAGCAGAGCATCTCGCACAGCTCCAAGACTTCAATGACCTCCGCAGCAACGCATTACAATACGCCTTCGAGATTGAAGACGGGGGTACTCGTACTACCAGCCTTATGAGCGAGCTCAACGAGCTTGGAGAGTACAAGTCTGACAAAGGCATCATCACTGAAGAGGACCTGGAGGGAGATCCCAAAGCACTTAGAGATAAGTTAGAACGTGGGTTAAAGCGTGTTAAACGTAGAAAGCCACATGCTGCACCAGACTATGCAACAAAGGCCATAGATCTGATTCGAATTAATGAGAAGAATAAGCAGCTAGTTCAGACTGTAAATGATCTTTATGCAAGTCCAGAAAGCAGAAGTGCTGCTCTTGAGCGTCAGCGCATACGTGAAGATGCAATTGCACAGCAGCAACGCGATGAGCAAGCAAGAGAAAGACTTGCTAATGCAAGGACAGAAAAAGACCTGCGTGATATTGTAAGCACAGAAGAGAATCCTCTCAGTGCCGAGGTCAAACATGAAATAGCCAAGCGGAAGAAAGAAGTCTCCGATTTAGCTAGAGACATACAAACTGAATCTGCGTATCTCTCTGTCGCTGAGCTTAAGCGTAAATACAATGACGAAGAAGATGCGATGACCAAAAGCATCTACTCTAAGATTATTGAGGCGCGTACCAGAAATGGGCAGCTTGACCCGCTGCTGACAAGAGCAGAGCCCAAGGCTGAACCTAAGACTAAGCCTAAGAAGAAAAAGAAAAAGGAAGAAAAGCCAGCCGAGGAAGCACCTGCCGCAGAGGAAGAGGTTGGTCCGGCAGAAGATGTGCCTGGTGAAGAAGATGCTATCAAAGAAGATCCTTCAGAAGACGCACCCCCCACAGAAGCAGAGATAGCTGCTGCACTTGCAGAAGAGCAAGGTGAAAGGGGACCTTCTGCGCTTGAGGAGCTTACAGGAAAAAAGAAGAAGAAGAAGAAAACCGAATTTGAAGCAACAACTATAGATGAGCTTGAAGACGAAGTAAATATGAGTCTTGCCGGAAATCTACAAGCTTCTGGTCTAGGAAAAACTAAAGACTTAGATGTTGTAGATGTTGGACGTCCTGTGGGGTTGCTAAATGATGAAGGAAAGTATTCTAAAACTCAAGAAGAAGCAGCCCAGGAGTATATAGACACTATGGAATTGTTCTTAGAGCGGGGAGCATCATGGGAACAGTTTAGCAAGTTTGCTCTTAGGCAGTTGGGCTTAACTACAACTGCCTCAATGGGTATAAACTTAAAAACCTTCTACAATCAAAGGCTCCAAAATGCGCAAAGAGGTACTTCTCCAGCTACAAAAGAAGAGCAACAGCAAAGACACCTGGAGAACAGAAAGAAGTCTGGTGCAGTAAGTGTAGCAAACGGAGAGCTGAGTACTGAACGGGGAACGTACAATGTTATCGTTAACGAGAACGGGGAGACAAGCACAGGTAACGACATCAACCAGCAAGACGTCAACGGTGTACCACTGCCTATCAACCGTCAGATCATCAAGGACACTCCTATAGAAGACCTTCAGAATATGAAGGTTACGTTCAAGGTGCTGGAGACCAAGTGGTCTTCTGAGAACGAAACAACCTCCGACAACGTTCCTATCGGCATTTACTTACAAGTTGGAGCAGACACTGTCCTTATCGGAATGGTGCCCAGTGCTAGCGCTACACAGCCTATAGCAGAGGAGAGAAAGAATATTGTAAATGGGGAAGATGTAGTGGGGCGCATCAAAGGTGTGCGTGCAGGTAACATCGTCACTACTGTAAACGAAGCAGGTGAAAGAGTATTCTTCTCTATTGCAGAAGCTGTCGAAGGGATGGAGGACGTCACCATTGCTGCTATGAACAACAAGGGTAGAGTCCGACTGTCTGCTGAAATGCAGAACAACGAAGAGGAGGCAGATAAGGTAGACGAGATCTTTGGAATACAGACTGATCCTAAAGAAGGAATCCGCGCAGGTAGAGTTGTAATCGTATCTCCCAGACCCGGATTTGGGTACGGCATCAAAGCTGCAGCGACTGCACAGATGGACTCACAGGCTGTGGGTGCAATAGAAGCATTGTTGCAACAGGATACCAGTACCATTGTAGAAAGCATTCGAGAGATTGTAGGTTTCTCAAACGACCAGAACCCTGATACTACTATCTACATACAGCAAGAGCCGTTCGCAAACGCTACTGTCTACTTCAAACATGCTAATGGAGATGTAGTCAGAATCTTCAACACAGATATGGCTAAGGCGCTCAAGGGAGAGCCCTTTGTTTTCTCTGTAGGAAAGTTCGTAGAGAAGAAGGAGACGGTCGGAGAAGAAGAAATACCTGTTACTGACTCCGAAGGTAACGTTCGCTATACGTTCAAGAGTAAGTTCAATCCTTACGAAGAAGGTCTGTCCAAAGAAGAGCAGACTGCAATGCGTAAGGAGATGTCCATCTACCAGAACAAGATGAAGGAAGCTTTCTTGTCCAGCTTCCGCAAGGCCTTGCTAGACAAGAGAAGACAGGTCAGCATTGAAGAAGCATATGCTAATGCACCGTATACTTCTAAGGTTACTGGACAGTCTTACGACAGTTACCTCGAGTACTTAAGTGACCCCAATGAGCTTGAAACTCCGCAAGGAGATAAGTTATCTATTCTTACGGTAGATGGTAAGGCGCATAACGGGAGCTTTTATTATGATCTCGGCATCGAAATAGATATCTTTGAGTCTGACTCCGAACTCACCGGAGAGGTAGCTGCCCCTAAGCCAAAGATGGATACACGAAATGCCCAGCCCAAGCCCCCGGCTGATATAACTAGCCTTCTCTCACCTGCATCCAAAGCAGCAAAAAGAAAAAGACCGGCAGGTCAGGCCAAGAAGAAGGGAGAACAAAACAAAAAAGACTGTAAGTAATGCCATTTTGCCCGAATCTCTCTAACCCAGAAGTCAAGAAACAGTTTGACGGTCTGATCAATAAGTTCGACGAGGACATTGCGTATTACCTGTGGGATAAGTACCAAGGTAATATCCCAACTACCTTTGTCATCGACCAGACGGATCGTGTAAACTCTTACTTCCAAAAGCGTTTTGGAGACAATAGTGTCTTCATTAAGAATGCACTAGAGAGTCTTGACAGTGGGTTACGATTTGGGTATGTGCAAGAGGGCGCTGCGCACTTAAGTCAATTTGCTCCTCTTGATGCTAAGTACCACGAAGCGTTTCACATCTTCTTCCGTACCACACTCAACGATGTTCAGAGAGAACAACTGTACAAGGATGCGGTAGAGCGATACGGTGAGCCCACAGCTGAGGATATCGCTAGGGCTAGGAAAGACCTCAAGGAGAAGATATCTGATGCTGATGCCAGACTGCTGGCCTTAGAAGAAAAGATGGCGGAAGAGTTCCGCTTCTACTCTATGTCAGAGTCTGCACCCAAAGGCATGGGGCAGAGAATAGCTAAGTTCTTCAAGGACTTGCTTGCGTACGTTAGAGCGTTGGTGGGGAAGCCGCTTACTACAAGACAGGCATACAGACTCATAGAGTCGAACAAGATCCCAGCCAAGTTCGTACGCGGAGCCACCCAGTTTAAGGGCAGCACTACGGCAAACATGATTAAAAGGTTTGCTACGGACATCCAGATGCACGAGGAGCTCACCCGTGTGGGTGCTGCTATGATAGTAGATTCTTACGACGCTCTGATGAAAAGAGTGGACCCGTCAGATCGTAAGGGTTTACGTAAGGCGATGAGCCGTAAGACTAGGAATCTCTTGGGAGACCCCAAAGTAAAGGGGCGGTCAGAGGTAAGAGATTATTTCTTACGCCTGTCTATGAGCGATGCTAACGGTAACATGCTCAGCTACCAAGAGTTTGCTAAGGTGAGAAGACTGCACGACGCAGCCAATGAAGACGAGTCAAAGCTCCAGGAACTGATTGACTACAAACTAGAGCAGGATATCTACGACTCTCCCCCAATCTTTGACCAGAACGGAAACTTAATTTCTAAGCTGTTCGAAGATGAGTACGAAGACAACCCAGACAAGATAGGTTTAGAAGACTACTTCAAAGCTGTATACGATAACTGGTATGACTTCGAGGATGAAAACGGTCGTAAGATCACTGGATTCCGGAGTGACACTGCTGTCTTGTTACAGGAGTTTGGACTGAGACTTACTGAACGTGAAGTCGAGTTCAAAGACGAGGAAGGCCAAGAGCGTATCTACTCTATATCTAGGCTTGAGGAGGACCCGGGTAAGACACTGACTCAGAAGCAGCGTATACTTCTGTCCCGTATTCCTGTAGATAGCGACGCCGCTACCCGCACAGGCATACGCACGTACATACCTGCAATGGAAGTGTACAGAACTGTACTCAACATCGTTACAGACTCTAGCAATTTTACTGAGATGTTGACCAAGCTGCAGAAGAAGGGAGAAAGTATCCCTTCTATGTTGTCAGTTTACAACTTCATTAACTCCTTAGAGGCAGACCAACAAGCCTCACTATTCTACGCATTTAACACTGCATCTCAAGAGTTCTTACGCGTTGAGGTAGAGACTACTAAGTCTGGGAAAGACAAAGTCGTAAGTAGTAAAATCTACTCCCCCAATGATGGGTCTGTGCTCAGGTCATACGAGCTTACATGGAAAGAAAATTCTACTCTACCGAGGAAAATATTCCGGAAGCTTCCTGGCGGAGGCTTTCGTGTGAATCCCGCACGACAGGCAAAGATTGAAAAGCTCGCAGAAGAAGTTGGAATAAGTGTAGAAGAAGGTATACTGCTTAGCCCTAACCTTAACACAAAACAACAAGCTGCTTTAGGTAGACTGTTTTGGGAGATGGGCATAGAGATTGGTGTGACCGAACAAGAAAGTATCGATCGTGTCCAAGCTGTGTTCAAGACCAAAGGCAAGGACAAGTTCAGGCTGAAGACGTTCATCAACAACACTAGATTCATAGAGATTGTATCTGCACTAGTGAACAACAACGAGCTTGGAACAAACTTCTTCGATGACGAGGGTACAACCATCAAAGAGATCATCAAGAAGTTCGTCGCTCCATTTACTACTGCAAAGTCAAACACATTCGTTGACTCTCTTAGACGTTCTATCTACCCTATCAATAAGAAGTCTAGGCTCAACGACGAGGAGATACGTATAGCCAATGGTGAGCTGCGCGAGTTCATAACCAACACGCTACAGCACAACATGTACGGAGCTAGTGACCTGCTGTACAGGTTACTGCAGAACGATGGCTACACCAAGAACTTTAAGTTCAAGACTCTAGAAGCTTTTGGTGAACAGGAAGAAGATGAGATGACGAATAACGTCGTCGAGACCATGAACTTCGAGACTCTTCTTGCAGCTAGAATGAATGCATTCTACAACACCGGCAGGAAAGAGGCCTTTGTAGCAATGGATACGCCGGGTGACAGAAAGCGCCCGGTCTTAATCCCTATCCCAAAGCTAGAGCGCAGGGAGCAATCCAGAGCCTTTGGGATGTCTACGTTTGAGCCTGCTCTGCGTGACGGTCTTGTTCTCGACTTGATTCGTATGCAAGAAGCCAGGGAGCAAATAAGTGCTGCAGTAGAAGGAGAAGGCTTGGGCATTCTTGTAGAAGGCTACCACTATAATATGGTAGAGGATGAGGACACAGGAGAGTTAGTTCCTGACTTCTCTGCAGGCTCTTGGAATAAGTTTAATGTGCTTCCTAAAGTTGTAGAGGTAGACTCCGACGGTATCATCATGAACCAGGAAGAGGAGGATCTTATTGAGGGCATTCACTACTACTACACCAAAGACAAGGTCGCTGAGATTGAGACAGATGAAGAGCTTACAGCAGCGTTTGAAGGACTTGTAGGAGAAGTTGATGCTGCGATAGAAGAGAACTTCGTACGTCTGGCGCGCCGCATCGGAGGTAAGGTTACAAAGAAGGGTAAGGTTAGCTTCCCCCTGAAGAGTGCCGGATATAAATTTCTGGCTGAGAACGTAGACAACAAGGCACTTGGTAGGCCGACAGAGTTTGTCAGAAACTATGCGTTGTATGACTACATGGGTCGTCTTCTGTCTCGGTCTATGTTCCGAGCAGGTGTGAACGTAACCAAAGACGGAAAGGACTACGTCAAGAGAGCACAGCTCATCACCACTCCAGGTGGTAAACCCATCCTTAAAGGAGACATCCCGTCTAACCCAGAGTATGGACTGTCACCAAGGTTCAACGCAAGTACAATCAGAGACGTTCTGGTTAGCTTAGATCCTGAAACGCTGGATGCCTATAAGTCCAACATCGCTAAGATCTTGGGCAGTGAGGCTGCAGCTGAAAGAATTGTAGCGGGCTACTTGGGTATGGAGTCTACTGACGCACAGGCGTTTATATCTCCAAAGCACTTCTACGAGATTATGCAGGGTAAGGGTGAGGTTGATGCCAGCTTTGAAGAAGTGTATAGAGCATACGTGGCCGCTGAGATAGGGGAAGGTATCTGGGACCCCAGCGTCCCAATCTCTGCTATGAAGCCGTCATACGATGGTCCAGTAAAAAGGAATGAAGCAGGGAGTGACCTGATTGTTAACTACTCTGACAAGACCTCGTACATAGTTCTTACAGACGAGCTGGTCGAAGGCATACCTGTGCTACAGGACCTTCTTAACCGTATGGAAGCAAGAGGAGAGTTCTATGAAGGCATGGAACCTATTGAAGTTGTCCATGCAATATCTGCACAGAAGCTTGCCGTCGTTCCTGCTTACGAAGTAAAGACAGGAGCAGAAGCTACCCCTGGTCAGTTTGCAGGCCTTAACGTAGCAGAGATGGACTCACAGTTCCTGCGCTTCCCAGAAGAAGTCCCGATTAAGGGATCTAAAGATGAGCTGGGTCTTGGTCACCAGGCAAAGGTGAACATGCTTACCAACATCTTCGCGGAGTTAGACTACACCTACAATGCAGGACTGGACTTTGCTGAGACTGTAAAAGGCAATCAGCTGCAAGACATTTTCCACAGTGCTGTAAGCGAGAAGATTAACAGAGCGCTGGCTGGTGTGCACAAAGAGCTGGGGTATGATAGAGTTCTCGAAGCTAAGGATGAAGCTCAGCGGCAGAAGGCGATTGAAGAGTTCTTGCCCAAAGTAAAAGCTAAGCTTGAGTCTCTGGCAAGAGAGAAGGGATTTAACGAAGGTGTGCTCGAAGCATTAGAGTCACTCCCATTCGGTTACCCAACTCTGCAGAGTAAGTTTGACCAGCTGATCTTCAGCATCTACAAGAATGATGTCTACAAGCAGAGGGTCAAGGGGCAGCAAATGGTTCAGTTTGCAGACCTCGGCGGTAGATTCTCTGACCTCGGAACTATAGAGGCAGATGCTAGCCTGCAAGAGAACCTCAAGTTCTTGGAGGTGAAGGACAATCGTCTTGCTCATGCACAGGTTGATGTTGGGGCAGGATACCTTGTCCGCGCAGGCATTGACCCCAAGGTTATTGATGAGGCAAGAAAGACTGGGGACATGTCCAAGATCAACGAAGGTCTTAAACGCATCATGGGTTACCGTATTCCACAACAGGGTAAGTCTTCTCTGTTGATTATGGAGGTGCGAAACCTGCTCCCAAGATCACACGACGGAGTTATCCGTGTACCGCCTGGCATTACCGCCATGATGGGTTCTGACTTTGACATCGATAAGATGTTTATCCTCTTCCCTGAGATAGAGAACGGAGAGAAGGTGCAAGTTCCTTACGGAGAGCTGAAAGATAACTTAGAAGGTATGTCTGAGCTCAGCAATGCACAGCTGAACAATGTCTTCTTTGACACCTTCGAAGCAGTTGCATCTAACCTTAACCACATGCATGAGGTGGTTACTCCGCTGGACGGTCCCGACCTGAAGGTGGCAAGAGACAACGCTCCTGCTATGTTCCAAAGCAAAGAGCTGGACATCTTCAGCACTGTAGATGCAATACAATCTACGGTAGACAACATGCTCTCGCACAGACTGCGTGGTATCTGGGCAGATGCAGTTCTTGGTCGGAACGTTCTGTTTGGGTCTCAGGTAGAAGAAGAGCTCCTCGAGGGAGAGCTGATGACTTTCATTGAAGATGACGCCTTCACGGTAACTACATCTACTCTGCAACAGAACGCACTCTTCGAAGATGCTACCGGAGCAAAGAGGCCTACAGACTACTTCATGTCTTTGCATTTGGGTTCTGCAGTGGACTCTGTAAAAGACCCATTGCAGCGTGCTATCAACGACAGCGAGCTTACAGCTAAAATTTCTACGTACCTCTACTCTAGAGGCCTGACTCCTAGACAGGTAAGCACGTACCTCAACCACCCCGTTGTACGAGCAGTCACGGAAAAGGCTAAGAAAAACGGACAGAGCATATCCAAGTCTCTGCTTAGTGGGACTGAATACAAAATACTGAAGTTCGCCAAGCCGTTGGGAGACGTTGTCCTTGACTTCGAAGAGATGAGAAGGCAGACTACTGCATACCTAGTAGAGGATAAAACCCCAACCAAGAAAGAGTACGCCCGTATGCTGCAAATACTGCAGCTTATAAACAGAGAGGCTAATGACCTGTACAATCTGTATAGTGCAATTACTCCATTTACCATAGACAAGTCTGGTACAACCGCGCAGAATCTTGCGCAGTTTGATAAGATAGACTACTACTTGACCAAGGCTGCAGGTGGTTCTGTGTACGGAGGCAAAGCTCTACTGCTTGAGATCTTAGAAGGAGACGCATACAGATCGTCTAGAGCATATTGGGAAGCTATACAAAAAGCACTTGAACTTGCTTCTGATGCTGGGTTCCTAGCCAATCAACCTGGATACCAGATGTTCAGGAAGGCAGTGATGAACATGGGTAAAGGCTCCCCATTTGGGGAGGGTGTGCAGAAGGCACTACTGATGGGTGTAAACCATCACCTTGTCACCAAGCCCGGTAGTCCTCTGTACGAGCAAGGCTTCTTGGACAAGACACTTGTACAGGATCTGTTGTTAGAAGGAGAAGAAGAGGGTAGCATACTCTCCCAGCTAGATAACATCAAGAGCATTCTCGATGACAAGGGGGTGTTCAACGCACTCATAGATTCGCTAGAGCCTGCGCAGTACGAGTTCAACAACACCAAGAAGAAGAAAGACAGAAAGCGGATGGTGTACGTAGAGTACAACAACCGACAGTCTAGAGACGTGGGCCAGCAAAACGCAATCATTGCAGGTTGGGAAGAGCTGTACTTCAATCTGTCTGGAATCTTTAACGAAGAAGAGGCAGCGTATGCCAACAAGTTTGCTAGAGATCTTCTTACTACTGCTATCGTGACTACTGGCTTTGGTCCTGGTCCTCGCAGTATGATGAATGTCCTGCCCCCGTCCATCCTTGAAGACATCGGTGTCACCGAACACTACAATCAAGAAATTGAACAGCTGCGCATGGGTAGAACTGAGCTCGGTGTAGAGTTTCAAGATGACTTCTTGGTGCACTATGGAGCCTACTCTTACTCAGGAGAAACTATTCTGTCTGAGTACAGGAAAGGATACTTAGGTCTTGTGAATATCCCTATGCGAATAGCTAACGAGGAGACTGTTAGATGGGACAAAGACGCAAAAAGTGTACCTCCTAAGTACATGTATGTCAGAGGTGTAGGTATTGTAAAGGCCACTCCTAAGTTTATAGGTGATAGTACTGTTGGAGACGTGCTCTTCGAAGTAGTGCAGCGACGCTCTGTAAAGGGTCGATTCTACGAACACAATCTTAGAACCGAAGAAGGAGAGCCAATGGATGGGAGCCTGGTGTTTGAGACCAGAGGATTGAAGAAGCTCAAGTCTGAGGATAACAATGCACCTGAGAAAGATGACGTTGATGCTGAGCAGGTAAAGACAGAGAATGAAGAAGTTGCAGAAGCACTGGGCTCAGAAGAATTAACTGCTGATAATTTCTCTGGTGAGCTCAGCGAAATGGAAAAGGGAAAGAGTGCTCTTAGTGACCTAACGTCAGGAGCAAAGACAGACCTTTCCCAAGAAGAGACTACTAAAATAAATCCTCTCACTGGTTTAACTGAAGGGAATCCAACGATAAAGCAGTTAGAAGAAAAGATATTTAGTCTTCAAAATAAGATTGCTTTTGACATGTTCTTTGGGAGAAATAAGTTCGAGCAAAAACAAAAGGTTGAGGCACAAATAAAAGATTTACAAGAGCAGTTAGGAGAGCTTACAGATGACAGTCTTGCTTTGCCTTCGAAGAAAAAGTCTCTCCTCAACCTTACTGTAGCTGAAACTCCTATAGGAGCAGAAGCTAAGATTGCTAGACTGACTAGTTCTTTTGCAGCTGCGGGAGTAGAGCTCCCTGTTGTCCTGACCAGCTTACCTGCAGGGACAAAGGGTATGGTCGAGAATGGGGTTATCACGTTGGACCCCGCTCAGATGTCGGAGGATACAGTGTACCACGAGGCTGGTCACATTCTAATTGACATGCTCCCCGAAGAGGACGTACGTCAGTTTGCTGCACAGGTTGAAAAGACTAGACCTGACCTTGCTGCAATGATTCGTCGTGAGTACGAGAACGAGAAGCTGGATGAGTTTGGGATGCTCAAGGAGATCTTGGTTACTGCCGTCGGATTAGAGGGAGCTCGAATCGAACGCAAGAACCCAAGCAAACTCCGCATCTTGATTAACCGCATCATGCGTGCCATCGGAAAGCTGTTTGGGATTACTCCTGATGCAGCTGCGGTCCTTGCAGAGAAGATGTTCGCAGGTGATATCAGAGCCATGGTGCTCACCGGTAAGAGGAATCCTAGGGTACAAAAGAGTAAGCAGCTTGATGAAAGGTTAGATGACATCTTTGAAGAGGGGTACCAGAGCCTGGAGAAGCAGATCCGAATGATCAAGCGGAAGCCTTCTACTCTGCAGACTAAGGCAGAGGTCCTGAAGGTCAAGCAGTTACAGAACACCCTGAAGGAGATTAGTGAGAATAAGAACAGCATCAAGGGCTTCTTGACGTTCGCCTCTTACGTGCACGATCAGGTGGCTCTCGCACGTGCTGTGTTCAACGACTTGCAGAAAGCAAAAGACAAGCCTGTTTCAAAAGAAGATGCACTAGGTATGCTTCAAAGAATCGGACAAGTCAAGCACACTATTGACACCTTCTTTAGCCCAACCGACCGTAGCCGTTCTCTTGTGGACAAGCTGCAGAGAGCTGTACAAGATGTCATTGGACAAGACCTGGAAGACGGCAACGCAGACTACCTGTTCAGTGAGCAGATATTGCACGACCTCAATAAGTCTATTGCAGAACTGCAAGACTTAGAAGAGGAATACATTGAGACTATAGCTCCGCTTGTTGCAGATGCTTACGCTGCGTACATAGATCCGAACATAAACGCAAAGATCGATGAGGTAATAGCAGCGACTCGTGCCAACATGGACACGAGTGGAATGAGTCGTGATCCTGACTACCAGGCACTGAAAAAGAGAAAGAAACAGATTGAAGAAACTGCAGAGTTTGACGGCCTAGACCCCAAGCAGGAGTGGAAGAGAGCTGTAATTGAGTTAAAGATCGAGAAGCTTCAAGCAAAGAAGCTGAACAGAGACAACATCATTAAGGAGCTCACCGACGCGCACACAGATAAGAGTGCCTTTGCTTTGTGGCTTGACCCGATGGTATACTCTAGCGAAGCCAACTTGCAGATGTTTGCACTGGCTCTCAACGAAGGCAACTTTGGGGCGAACAGAAAGTCGTTAGCTGTAATCAACGAGGCAGCAGAGTACTACAGAGAGTTCAAAGACTACATGGGAGACGACACCAACAAGGCTAAATTCTTTGGGGATCTTATCGAAGTCGTAGAGGTAAAGTCTAGAGGCGTCAAAGGTGAATCTCTTAGACAACTTGCGCTGGTGCAGCCTACGAATACTGCTGGGTTCTACCTCGAGATGCAGACGTTCTTGCAGAATCTGGCAAAAGATACTGAGCGGCCTGACTACGACCCTGAAAGCGAAAAGAGCAAAAAGGAGTATCAGAAGTGGATACTTAGCAAGAAGGGGCGTAACTACTTCCGCAGAAAGGCTGCCTGGTTTGCTGAGAACACTGTTGAAGTAGATAATGCAGCAGCTAAACTATTAGCTCTTACCAACGAACGGAAAGAATTGATTGCTCAGCGCAAAGTTGCAGAAGACTTTGAGAAACCAGGTGAGGCTGCTATCCTGCAGGAGTACATCAACGACTTGAACATTCGTATTCGCTCTTCATATGATCGGTCTACACAGACGTACATGGGAGAGCTGGCTAAGCCTAACGAAGAGAAGTGGCAAAGCGAGAAGTACAAGAAGATCCAGAGAACACCTGAGCTCAAGAAGATGTACAACTTCTTGCTCGAGACATACAAAGAGAAGCAACAGATATACGGACAGAACAACCCACAGCACATGAACCCGTGGGACAACTTCTCGTATATCCTCCCGAGTGTACGTCAGTCTAACGTCGAGGCTATTGGTCGTCTTGGGCTGAAGGGTGTGATTGTAGAGGCGAAGGATGCGTTTGTCCGTACAGAGACTGACCAAGAAATGTACGGTGCGGCAGTTGACTTTGAAGGAAAGTCTGAAAGATACCTGCCTAGATACTACACTAACCCGGTAGATGAGAAGGAAGTGACAAGGGACATCCTCTCCTCCATCTTGATGTTCTCTCACAGGTCACACCAGTATGCTGAAAAGGCAAAGCTTGTTGGTCTTGTCAATGCAATGGCTGATCTGCACAAGCAGAGACGTGTTATACAGAAGGATGACCAAGGTGCTACGCTCTTGGACAGAGAGGCTGTGCGATTTAAGAACTTGTTCGAAAAGTACTCGGTGGACACTACGGCTACCACACCAGGTGACGCATCCAACACTGTTAATCACTTGATGCAGTTCATCGACAGTGCTTTCTACGGTATACACAAGAAGAAGATTGAAGACAAGATCCTGGGTATGGACCCCACCAAGTTTGTTGGGACAATCAACTCCATGGCTGCACTTGGTAGCTTGAGCTTCAACTTCTTGCAGATAGGTAACCAGTTTGTTCTGGACAACTTGATGGTAAGAGAAGAGGCTATTGCCGGAGAGTTCTTTGACAACAAGGACCTCCGGTGGGCCAAGGGCATGTTTATCAAAGAAGGTGCTGGAGTTGGGGACATCGGCAAGTTTGCTGCTACCTCCAAGCTAGGTAAGGCAATGTTGCACTACGATGCTTTGGTCGAAGCTACAGACTCTCTCGGTAGAGATGCATCTAACAATAAGTTCTTGAAGGCAATCCAGACAGGTAATCTGTTGGCTCTGCAGGGTGCAGTAGAATACGAGACAGCAGCAGTTAGAATGCTTGCCTCTATGAAAGCACTCGAAGGAAAGTTAGTGGACAAGAACGGTAAGGTCATCCAAACAGAAGAAGGCAAAGACGCCAACCTGTGGGACCTGATGGTAGAGACCAAGAACGGTGTAGAGCTTGATCCTAGAGTAGACATGGAGAAGAGCGGCTTCAATGAGTCTGTCTTCATGGCTAAGCTGCGTGGATTGTACAAGCGTACTAACCAGGTGAAGGGTAACTTCGATGCATCTACCTTATCTAGAACTCCGTTCGGTGCCTTCTTGATGCTGTTTAAGAACTACTTCATCCCAGGCTGGAGAAAACGTTGGGGACACGGTGACATCTACCATAGAGACTTAGAGCTTGGTACTGTGACCAGAGGTATGTACATATCACTAGGCAGCTTCCTGCGCCTTGGGCATGAGAACGGGTACAAATTCTCCAAAGTCTGGGACAATACTGCTAGTGTAGACAAGATGAACATCAAGCGTGCAGTCACTGAGATGGGGGCACTGGGAACAGTGATGCTCATATTCAGTGCACTCACTAGCATACTAGATGATGATGACGAGGATAGCTACGCAGCTGCATACATAGCTTACCAAGCTAGAAGATTGCAGACTGAGCTGTTAGGTTACATCAATCCAGGTGAGGCCTTGAGAATGTTTGTTGCCCCCATGGCTGCGGCAAACAGACTACAGAAGTATTGGGACCTTGTAACTCACCTTGCTCTGGCAGAGCTTCCTTACAATGTGCGCCAAGCAGTTGGTGCTCCTGTCAGCGAGAAGCTGGAGAAGGAAGTCATCTACCAGAGAGATAGTTACTGGGGAGAAGAAGGAGACAGGAAGCTTTGGGGTAAGGTTGGTAAAGTGATGCCTATTATCTACGGCTTCTCTACTGCCGACACCAAAACTGTAGAAGACAAAATCAGATTCTTCGAATAAGAACCATGCCGTGCAAGTAAAAAAAGGGGGGAACAGAAATTAATCTGCTCCCCCTTTTTCATTTAGACCTCTCACGTTGTACGGCGACCATGAACAGTGTTAGATACCCCATGAGATCCATGAGAGTATCTTCCGTATCACCATCAACGCCTAAGTTCTTGAGCCTTCTCAACTTGTGCTCTATCTGTCCCTCTAGCAATTGGATTGAGGATAGGTTACAGAAGAGGTTGACATCAGAAAGCGCACTGTTACCGTAAGCTTTGTTCTTCTTAGCAAGAAGATCTTTCAGCTTGTCCAGTACATCGTGTGCTTCTTTGATTGCGCCTTCTGCTTCCTTCACGTCAAGAGTTGTTGTTGAGTATTCATGTTCCCAAAACCTTAGTTTGTCAGTCCCAGCCATTGTCATACATTTTTATTTGTTCTTCTTCGGTAATGGGCGTGGGAAGTTCGAACCAGTTAATGGGCTTCTCAATACGATCATTGATATTGAAGAAGTGACCATTCCCATGGAAGCCACCATTTCCGCCGCTGTATGCTTCTGCTGCAGGATGAGCAGACTGCACTACAGCAACTTGGATATGCTTCGAGAACTTCTGAGCGTGCTTACCCCAGAGGACAAATATAGTATGTCTCCGTTTCTCTTGGACCATCTTTAGTACCTGTATCACAAACCAATCCCACATACCAGCATGGGCACCAGGATTCTTTTCTTCAACAGTGAGACACGTGTTGAGTAGAAGAACACCTTGCTTAGCCCAATGCTCAAGCGTGTGGTCGAAGTCATCGAGTGACTGGTTGTGGTCGAACTGTGCACACAGCTCTTTGTGTATGATACGTAAGGATGGTGGGATAGGCTTGTGTGCCACCCCAAAAGCTAGACCAGTAGCTTGTCCATTGTGATACGGATCTTGTCCGAGTATAACGACTTGCACTTCGTTTAGGGGACAGAGTCTAAAGGCTTTGAAGAGATCCTGACGCTTAGGATATATCTTCTTGCCTTTAGACTTTATCTCCTCCACGGTGAAGTCGAACTGTGAACTGTCTACGAGTGACTCTAGTTCAGGCCACCCGTAGTCCACACCTTCGAATAGTGGATGCATTATATCTGATAATATTCTTTGTTAAACTTCTCGTACTTCATGTCAGGTATATCGTGTAGCTCTGCCCCGTCCGGAAGCTCAATGAAGAGTCGCTTCTCCATGCTCTTCTTTAGTTCGGGGTTCTTGTACAGTATTTGACCTGTCTTTCCGTTGCTATCGAAGCCATGATAGTCAAGTATCATGAGCTTCCATATGTCATCAATTTGCGAGTATTCTCCGTTCCTAAAACGTTGGTAAGAGTTCTTTGCAGAGTCTGGGACATCAAAGATGAAAAGGACATGGTACTTGTCCACGTCTTCAAATTTGATAAAATTAGGCATAGCACACATTGCGGCTTCGAACTTCGTAAACAACGTCTCTCCAGAGAACCGATACAGCAGTGCGATGCACTCGTCGTATTCTTCTGTTGAGATAAACGCATTCACAAAGAGCGAGTCCCACAACATGTACTTCTTGTTAGCCCCTAGAAAGGGGAGCGCAAAGATGCTAGAGCTAGTCAAGAGAGAGTTCTTGAGGTCGTAACAAACAATCTTGTCACTATTCATACCTCTCTTGATAACGTTCACTTTGTGCTTTGTTTTCCCATACGTTATCGATGTGCCCACCTTGATCTCAAGGGGGCCGTTGTCTTGGTACAGACGTATTATGTCTGAACCTTTGACTTCTTCTCGATACTCTGTAGGCTTATGCAGCCTCACCGTACGCCCATCAACGGGCGTCAAGCTAAGACCTTTGGCATCAGTCATCTTTCCATATATCTAACTCATCCTGAGAGATGTCTATGCACTGCAAGGGGGGAAGCCTCAGCCCATAACGGGCCAAGTCTTCATCCGTCTTGAGCAGATAGACTAGGTTGAAGTTCTTGAAGAACTCAGTAATACCTTCGACCATACCGAACTTCTCGACATACTTACGTATGGCAAAAGATTCGAAGTCTTTGGTTCTGTCTTTCAACCAGTTCTCGGCAGTCTTTATCCCTACACCTGGAATACCTACGATGTTATCTGTACTGTCGCCCATCAAACACTGAACCCACAGAAACTTAAGAGCTTCGTCAGGGGACGTGTGTGTGAACTCCGCTTTCCCGTAGTTGTAATGCATCCCAATACATTGTTTGAGTACATCCTTGTCCGGGGAACAGATAATAGTATTCTCCTCGTGGTTGTATGAATAGTAGCTAACGATATCGTCAGCCTCTAGCTCAGTCACATAAGTGAAGCCCCACTTCTGCTGTGCATACTCCTTCAAAGAAGGGAACAGCACAGATCGGTTAGACTTCTTACGCTTGGCTTTGTATTCAACATCCACATCATACCTAAAGCACTTGCCTTGAGTTAGAAAACCCGCATACTTAGTAGTATTGCACTGGTGCAAGATGTCGTGGACACGCTGGTCGAGACCTGCCATGGCCTCTTCCAACGTATCCCGGTTCATCTCGTAGTACAGTAACGAGTCTGCGTCAATCAAACAAACGGCCTTTCCTTTAGGAAGTCGTTCAATTTGCTGACTCATGTTACATCACTGATAATAGTTCTTCGGACTCTTGGAGTTTGTCTGAAGCACGTATGTTGTCCTCCTGTATTTCACGGCGCATCTCTTCCCATTGCTGGTCAGTGAGCTCCGCATACTTGGAGGAGTGATACATACTACCGTTCACACCAGCGAGACTGGAGTGCACAAAGTATTGCAGACACCGAATAGCACCGTCCTCCGAACAGGGGATGGCACCGATGTGCATCGGGTCAACAAAGACATTGTGAATCTCACCGCTGTACCACGCGATGTAGTACAGACCACCGATGTGAAGACCAGGGACACAACTACGATTGTCGTTAGTGTCCACTTGGTCCCAGGACTCAAGCCTGTGAGTCTGTCCTACCTTGATGAAGTGACCTTTGTTGTCACCACAGTAGAACGCATCACCGCCTCGGCCCATGACAGAGGGTTCAAAGAGACGGTCCTCCACAAACTCGGGAAGTCCCTCACTCTCAATCTCACCAGTATCCACATTGAACGTGCGTGTGTAACGAGGAATCTCTTCCCCACTCTCAGCATCATACTTGTGTAAAATCTCACGACTGACCTTGTAGCCATTGAGTAGGCCCTCGTTAGTCACTTTGATTTGATACACAGTAGCCAACTCAGTTGCCACCTCTTCTGCAATACCCTTGTCCATGAAGATCTGCTTGTTCTCTGGGTGCACATACTTCATGTTAACGAAGTCTGCAAAGCGACGCACAAAGTCCTCACCTTTCTTCTTGACGTAAGGGTTACGCAGGAACCTAGTCCACAACTTCACGATGGGCATGAAGTCAATGTTCTTGTCAATCGAATCCATTATTCTATCAACAAGAGATTGGGGCATAGGTATGTCGGAGATCTTCTCGCTCTCATAGGTCAAGAAGTATTCTTTAGTGAGCTGGTCCTGAACCAGGTAGCTGCACTTAGAACGAATCTTACGATTCGCGTCGATACCGTTGTCCGCTATTATCTCCATGATCTGGGCTACGTTCTCATCGTAGTCCTCCTTGAGCGTGGCGAAGTTCGCCTTAGCAGCGTACTCGTTCAAGGCAGTCATGGTAGCAGTATTACTTGGTACGACAAAGAAGTCTTCCCCTATAGATATAGAGATGTTCTCCCCCACCAAATTAATGTTCACCATTATCTGTTTCGGTTTTTTGAGGCGTGAAACTAAATCTCATCCGGGGGACCTCAACCTCCGGAATATCGATATCAAACTTGTTGTAGCTGTCAAGCACAACCTTGAAGATCTCATGGTACTTGTCTGAATTTGATGGAGGTGCACACCCCAACATCCAGTCACCAATGACATCTGATAGGTCATCCAAAACAGTACAGGTGCCAGCGATATCTCTGTCGTATGCGTCGATGCTTGGTACATCTACAACAAAGAACTCCCTGGACTTTTGCTCTCTCAAAGATACGTCACCGCTGTCACAAACATCCTGATACTCAATGAAGTTGGTGAGATACTTGACAAACTCTTCAGTCTCCGAACAGCGATTGAACGTGAACCGAGTGGTCTCCATGTATCTCTCCATCTTCGTATACAAATCATACGCTGGACGCAGGAGATCTTTAGCTATGTAGCCCTTCAGCCACCACCATACTTGCTGCCTGCTCTTACGAATGAGCAGACCAGTTAGTACAGGCTTGAGATACTCGCTAGCTACGATTCCCCCATCCTCACCAACAGTGAAGAAGAAGTCATCGATGTGCTTCCAGTGCGGATTCTGCTTTGCATACTTGACATTTGCCTGAGAGAACCTGATAATCTGAGGAGAATCCTGGTCGATTACTCTGTGATACTCAGGTTCAAACTTGCTGGGGCTCCAAGCATTAGAGGGCACAACCTCGTGAAACAACACAGGGCTGTACTCCCAATCACCTTGAATCGCAGTGTGCTTGTCAGTCCACCTAGGCAGTCGATTCTTGAGCATCTCTGCTGCAAGCTTCAGCTTGACGTTATCTTCTGATGTACCATAGAAGGTGGGGACAGTCGAGTTCAAGACCTGTTCGATCTTTGGCTCAACTTTGTCCCACACCCACATGGTCTCATCTCTGCCCTTGACACGGAGAGAATAACCAACAGTCCGCTGCTGCAGCTTGCGAAGTTCTGCCGCAGTCAACTGCTTGGTCTGTTCTCTCTCCTCAATCTTAGACAGCATCAACTGTACGTCATCAGGCACTACTACCTCATCATAACTAAGAAGAGAGGGGGAGTGCTGGTCCAAGAGTTGGGCTATGACCTGCTTGAGGTTGTCGTGCTTCGTCTTAGCCGCAATCAACTTTGCCTTCTGCTCGGGACGAGTCTCTCTAAAGATCTCATCCGCAAGGAAGTCCTTGTCGATTGGGGTAATAAGTACGAATCCACCACCTTCTCCAGTCAGGTATAGATCCTTCATCTTGGTAGCCCCTCCGTCCTCTGCATAATAGATACGAGATAGGTTACCTGATGACCAGTTGTCTAGTTCTGCACGGTTGATCGTATTGTAGTTCTTCGTTATCACTCTGACACGGTACCCAGGCAACATCTTTTTAGGGTTAGCGTATCGAATGCCAGAGGATTTGAACATCGGTCGAATCGTAGACGTATCGACCATACGAGCAATCTGGTTCAGACCCATCAGATCGTTACTGACTTCTTCTGAACTAGAGTTTTTGTACAGAACATTAGAGCATAATTCAATCCATTTCAAAAAGTCTTCTTCTTTCAGCGCTTCTTCAATCAATTCGCTTGCCTCATCGGCGGCACATTGCAACATCTTTTGCAGATACTCCTTTGTCTTATCGTTGTAGATTACCTTCTCACGTGATGGGGTAACCTCCACACCTTCACGTACCACAACTTCGTTGCCGTCATCGTCAATGTAGGCCTGCCGCATCGGACACTTGATGCCGATGTTACCATGCAGGTCCTCCATCTCCATCTCACGGAAGTCAATACTACCATAGTTGATACCGATGGAATCACCAGGGTTCTTGACAATCACAATGTGTGGCTTGGTGTACCAGCTGCTACCTTCTGATACGATACACGTGGGTGTGTTGATAAGTATGTTCTTAGAGATATGCTCGGGGAACATTCCCCCGCTTGCATACTGCGTAAAGAAATCTACGTTGTGGATGTAGGAAAGCTGGTCACGCACAGCATTGTTGAATGCTCTACGATTGTGCTTCTTCGACCCAAACGAAATCTTAGTGTAGTTCTTATGCGTTGTTGCCTTGTAGTACGCCGGATCTCCATTGCTTAGAATAATCTCTCCGTCTGCATCCCACTTGCTGATTGCAAAGTCAGTCTTGTAGGGGTAGCAATGCATCTTGAAGAGCTTCCCATTGTATACGGTCTCGATGGTGTAGTGCGAAACACCCGTAGACAGAGCGATCTTGCTACCCAAACCGAATGCACCGAAGTTCTCTGCGGTGTTACGCTTTGTGGAATAGCCAAGCTCGAGCATGCCTTCGAGTCTACGTCCACCGATACCTACGCCATAATCAATAATCTCTACTGTGTCGCAATATCCTGTGCCTTCGTCGTTCTCAATGTAAAGTACCTTGACTCTGTTCTGGTCCATGTCAAGGTGCTCAAGGTTGTAATAGCTAGGATCGAAGTTTGAATCTTCGTACTCAGCTCCTTCGCGGGTGATGAAGTACTCCGATGCCTCTGCTTTACCTGTCAGTATCTCTATCGCAATCTCCTTCTCACGTTGTGAATCGCAGGCGTTAGTCACCAGCTCGCGGATAGTAGAAGGGATTGGGGTAGAATACTGCGTTGACTGGAGGACATCAATAACCAGGCGCTCTGCACCCTTGTTGATTATCTTCTCCAGACCACGTGTGTTAGATTGGGTGGACTGCCCAATGGTCTTGATACTCATGTTCTATAACTGATTTAATTGCATTGTACTGTTTTGTTTCTTCTGCAGTTAAACACTTCGTGTCTGCGTGAATGATCCTGTCGACTACACGCTCTCCGTAAATACGGTCAGAGTTCTTGCGTAGCCACTGCATCGTAAGGTCAGTGGGCATCTTTCTATGCCCCCACCCAATCACAAAGTGTGTCACAACAAAGTGGTCACCAGTATGTCTGGCTCCTATAAATACAGAGGGCCAGATACTTCCGGCCCCTCCATACGCTACCCCGATTAGTTCACCGGGCTTCGGGGGGTCTACCCCTTTTCTTAATTTAAATTCTCTCATGTTGCTGTAAATAAAAACGACCCTCACAAAACTGTGGGGGCCGTCATTTCTATGATCTTACTTACCGTCTCCAGAACTTGCTTCTGGTTCCGTGGTACAAACAGGACAGGTGGGTCACCCTGTTCGTTTAGCAGCTTCATAAACATCTTCCATTTCAAGGGAAACCTCTCGTTCGCATATCCCTTACACTCTATAATCCATTTACCCTTGGGGTCTATGAAGTCAGGAGTATACGTGATGTCGCGGACCTTGTGAGTCTTCTTGTCCTTGTAACCAGTCTTGCCGTTGTCCTCGTATCTACTATTCTCATAGTGAATACCCTCAAACAAAACGTACTTCTTGGTCTCATACTCAGACTGAATGCCGTTCTCTTTGAGCTTCTGATAACAAAACGCTTCGAGTAAGCTGCGGAAATTTATTCCGTCGACTTGCTTTTTTCTTGCGTTTCGTACTCTTGTGGATCTGGTACCAGCATTTTGTACTGTTCTGGATCTATGTCTTTTATTTCTTGAAGCCACTCTCGTTCCTGTTGTTTTGCCTTTTCTCTCGTTCCTACATCTAATGGTGTCTTGGTTCCTAGGTTAGCCATCAGAAGGGCACATCGGTGTAGGATTGCGTCGATCTGCTGTTGTTTGTCTGACATATCTCTTCATTGATTAGTTGTGTTGCTACTTGTAAGCCGTGGTCCTTAATCAAATCAGATACGTCCTTGCTACAATATACACTGGGAATACATACGTTAGCAAGTCCAAACTGTTGGCATATCTTATTGGCCATAGTTTGTCCAGGATTCTGATCTGAATCAAAGTCGTTATCGTACAGGACGATTACTTCTTCGAACCTCTCTTTGATTTCCTGGATGAGCGTTTCGCTGGGCATTTGCATTTCGGATTGTAAAGCGATGGCGGAGTAGCCAAGCACTTCCAAACACATGACATCCTTGAGGGAACTTGTGAGAAATACAATCTTGCCGGTGCGAGCCAATTGAGAATACCCTTGAACCACATTTTTACCGACGTTAGAGTACCATTTATTTTCTTCTTCATGCGGACTATAAATCTTATAACCGCTGTTAAAGCGGAAAGCGTAACTGATACTATGCGGGTGAAAACGTGTCTCATTAATCCAAAAATATTCTATCGGGTGGACGTCAAATCTAACCAATAAACTCTTTGGAATGCAAAACTTCTTCCAATAATCTGCATCTGCACTAGACCAATGTCTTGATTTGATGCGGATTACGGAACGTTTCAGCGGGGTCCTCTGGTATACATACTTCTTAGCAGTAGGGGCTATATCTGTGGAAGAGAGTCCCAAACCAAAGTCACGAGATATAAGTTGAAGAGCACCTACAAACTCTAGATTGTACTTGTGCATCACATACCCAAAGCAATTGAAGGTATGTTCCTCGAAAGCAAAATCCTTGTACAGCAGAGTGCCTTTCCAATCAACGATACTGACACCAGGCTTCTTGTCTTCACGCAAGTCACTGCAGAACTTGACCCCAGTCTGCTTGAAGTTAGGACAGTAGTGTCTGAAGATGTCATACTCGGAGATCTTGTTGAGTATTACTTCGCTGTGTAGATGGTCTTCACTGTTGCGATGCTTAATCATGACCGGTAAAAATAAAGAAGGGGGCACTAAGGCCCCCTCCTCTATCAACACATAACTAATTACCAGTCGCTATCGACTGCTGCCTCAGCTACCGGTTCAGGGTCTGGGGCAATCAAGCCGGGCACATACTTCTCAAGCTCGAGGCTAGAGTTGTACTCAGCATTGAACGCACCATAGTCATCATTCAACTGCTTGATAAACAGGTCCTTGCGGAACGGCTTGAGTCTACCGAAGTGCTTGGTGTACACCTGCTGGTAGCGACCGTCCTTGACACCGAGCAGAACTCTGACACGGTTGTCGGACAGC